GACCCAAGGGGCGCTGCCCCTTGGCCCCAATTCAATTACGCACAATTATGTGCAATATGGTACAGCCGCATTCACACCACACACATCACCTTCTCATCCAGTACAATAACGTGCAACTACGTTATTTGGGCTTAGGGGTACGCATAGGGGTACAGCCACATTTCTGCCGCATGATTTTGAGATGTATGGTTATGCAAGAGCATTTTACCACAGCCGTAGACAAAAAGCAACCGCATCTTTAAGCTGCTATTGACAGTTGCTTCGCAGTCTGGTAGACTATAAGAACAGACTTAGAAACATAGGAGGTATATCATGGGATACTACGGAACATACTCCCCAGCTTCTTCCACCATCTCTGTCAACGACATCTTGCTCATCGCCGGATTTTTCATCGTACTCATCGACATTGCAGTTTCAGTCGCGGCCGCATCAATCGCAAAGCAAAAAGGCTACAATGGAACTCTGTATGGATTCCTGTGCTTCTTTACTGGCCCCGTCGGCTGCATCATAGTCGCTGCGCTTCCCGACCATAAGATGGAAGAAATTCTTTCCGCACAAAGATCCGCCAACTTCTTTCTCGAAAAGATTTCTAATAACCTGTCCGCACAGCAGCCTCGTCCAAAGTCTCATGCTCCTGCGTCGGCGACAACTTCTGCCATGTCTGATACCACAAAAGAAAATTCCGTTACTAATGGCCAGTGGGTCTGCAAGCACTGCGGAACCACAAATGACAAAGACGCTACATTCTGCCTTGGCTGCGGAGAAAATCGAGAATAACTAAAAAGCGAGGAAGAGACAAGTCATCTCTTCCTCGCTTTTGCGTTTTCTTTCAATTCCGAAGAATCTATTCGGCTCGTGGTATCCGCATAACCCACGGTCTGGCTCCACACTCAGCTGTAACCGAACCAGTCAAGCGCTTCCTTGCCACGGCAGATGGTCATTGCTGTCGCCCTCATTCCTTCTGCTCGTTCTTCTCCTCATGCGGCATCAGCATACACACAACGGCAATCGCCCCGTCTATCATCTGCTGTACCTGTTCCGTTACCTCAATACCAGCCTCGCACAGGATAGCCGCAATCATCGTCTGTGCGTAGGCGTTGCGCTCTTCCTTCGGTAATTCGTTCAGTTTGTAAAGGCGCTCTGCTTCCTGCGCGGCTCTGCTTGCCGCCTTTAACACCGTGACTGCAACCGCAAATTCGCTGGATGGCAGCACATTTGCAATTGCTTCCGCCAGTGCTGTCAGTGCGGCAAGCGCAGGCTTCCACTGAAGAATTTTCTTCAGCAGTGTGTACCCTGTAAACTTGTCGATTAGAAACACAATAATAAGCGCCGCGATTACTGACAAAAAGATAATGTTTTCCGTACTCATAAAATCCTCTCCTTATCCGTTTTCTCCAGAACTTTCCTCTTTTCGTCCGCTGAAATAGCTGACGATGCCTTTCTCTGCTACGCTATTCCCGCAGTATAGGCTGATGGCCGTTATCATGATGTTGTCCATTCCTGCCAAGCTCTCTATAATGGGCGCGGCGTTTTCTTGAAAAACACTGATTAGTATGAGTGCCTAAAATCTGTACACGCACCATATAATCGCCACGGATGTCGTCAACCGTTTTGAATACTGCACATATGTTTTTGCTTTACTCATGGTCATCTGCCCCCTGTATTGGCACGGCGTTCATGACCTCCTACCAGTCGCTCGGCACATGATTGCGCTTCCCGTTATTTTTGTACTGCTCATACATGCGTTCAAAACTTGTTTTAGTTGCCATCGTAATCGGGTGATGCTCTTTCCCATAATGGATATACGCCCAGCACAATTTTTCATTCTGAACTGTTGCAATTTGTTCTTCTGTGAACGCCTGCTTTTCAACGAGTGCCTCAACCTTTTGCTTTATTTCTGACAACTGTTCTTTATGTTCTGCATTGTGCTTGTCCATCTCTTCCCTCAATTTCTGTATCAAATGATACGTTTCTTTGGGCAAGTTTTCTTTTGTGCGACGCTCTTCTCCTCTTGCGATAATCCACCGTTTTAGTGCGCCGACAGCTTTCGCGAAGCCCCAGAAAGTGGCAGCAATTCCGGCGAATGCCGCGAATTTCCCGTAGGCGCTCTGCAAAAAGCTCTCTATCATGGTCATCGCAATCACCCGCCTGTAACATTTAGCGCAATACCGAGTTCTTTCGCGTAACCCGAAATTTTTTCTGCCGCTTCTTTGTCATCTGTTTCACCGGAAATTTTGTATAAATATAGCATCAGATTTACATATTCTTTCATCACATATCCTGTATAATTTTTGTAACGTGCTTTGTACCAAGCGCCGTTTTCCCCGATGATTGTAATAGTTGCGCCGTTGGGAATCGTTGTAATTCGCGCACTTCCTTTGTCCGCCCTTCCCCTCATGTTGAGCGTGCCACCCTTCACCATTCCTCTTGTTTCTTCGGAAGGGGCATCATCTGTGCTTGGAGTCTCATCTGAAGCGTTTACATCGTACTCTGTGTACTTCAATTTGGCGGCATATCCCCAATCGCTGATGCAGCTTGTCACGCAGCCGTACTTCGTCCCTTTTGCCTCAACGACTTTGCCATCCCCGATATATAGCCCGACATGGTAAAAGTTTCCTTGTCCATCATTCTTGAATGCTGACGGTTCCGTCCCGTCTCGCCGCATCTTAAAGACCGCCATGCCGGGGATGAGATTGACCTCCCCTATCTTCCCTTTCTCTGTTGTGTACTTTCGCCACATCGTGTTACTGCCGTGATACATGTAGCTTCCCGCCTGTCGATACCAGTAAGTAAAAGCGCCGGAACAGTCCACCGCACCCTGTGACGCCGCATTCGCAACATACTTCCATGCCTTCCCCGGCTCGACCATTGTTAGGAACTTTTCGATCTACCAGCTCGCTTTTACTATTTTATAAGCCATGCTGAACACCTTCCTTTTGCAAGGGACATCATGGGAACACTGTGATGTCCCTTATTATTTATTCCTTCTGCACCGCTCGGCCTTGATATTCTGCAATTTGCACGCAACTTAGATTGTTGCCGCTTCTTCCTCATTTTCCGCCGCGTCCAGCGAATCATAGTACGCCTGCGCCAGCTTCTCAATTTCCGCGATGTCGTCCTCCGTCAGCAGCCCGTTATCGACGTGCGTGTACGCCTTGTCGAGCCAAAACGCCACATCGCGCCCCGCGGAAATCTCGCGCTTAATCGCGCGCAGCGTCAGGTCGTGCCGTGCCTTGCTGTTAATTGCCATAAAGATACCTCCTTAATTTTGCGTAATGGATGCAATCGTATCCTCAAGATTTTTGATTACAATGTTTACGTCGCGCTGATACGTCACCGTCGCGCCCGCGCCATCACTCACGCTGATGGTAGTCGTCGGGGCATAGGTGGTTAGCGCCTTGTACGCGGCGATTTCAGCGGATGAAAGAGCGGTTTTGACGGGCGTGGCAAGTGCCGCCCAAACATAAACACCGTTCGCATCAAGGAATGCTTTGAAGTCGGAAACGGTCGTCGTACCCTTTTCCGCGTAAGCGAAACCGATGGTGTTGCCGTTGCTTGTAGCAATGCCGCCTACGGTTTCACCGTTGATGGCAGCACTGAAATGCGTGCAGAATGTTCCTGCTGCATCGATGCCGTCGAACGTGCAAAAATAGCGGTCAACATTGTTTCCAGCCTTCGTCCATTTCATCGAGGATGTCAGCTTGATTTTGGTGATGCGCTGCACGCGCACCCCGCGCGCCAAATCTACCTCATCGCAGACCCACTGCTGCCCGCTTTCATCCGTGTAATTGCCGCTGGATGCAACCGGGATGCCCGGCAGCGCATTCGGCGTTTGCAGCGTCTGCGATTCGTTCGCGCCGTCCGACACCGTGACCGTCACCGTTCCGCCGTCACCCGCGCTGACAATCGGCACGGGCGCGGTCGGGGTCGGCGTGCCGTCCTGCGTGCTTTTGCCGCAGACACGCAGTCCGACAAAAGGCGCGGCGAAAGAATCCGTCGCAGTAATCGACGCACCGGACACACTGCCAGACAAAACATTCGCGCGCGCGGAAAGCGTGTTGGTGGTATTCACGGCTGCTCGGATAGCGTCGCCTGCCGCCTTCGCGTCCGCTGCGCGGTTCTCCAGCGCCAGCGTTTTGTCCGTCACCAGCACCGTAGGAATCTCGCCATTCACGTCTGCGCCATACAGCGCCAGAATCACACCAATCGTGCTTGTGTCAACCATTCGAGCCACCTCCAATCTGAATCCACTTTCCTTCTGCATTCTTTTGCCACAGCTCTTTATATCCGGCTGTATACGCAAAACTGCTGATTGACCCAGAGTTTTTAGGTTCGCTGCCGTTTGTCATATCCTCCGCAGAGTCAATCATCCATTCTTTGTTGTCGGAATAGATTGTCTTTCCATTGTTTTCCGAAATCAAATGCCACATGATTAAGCCTCCTTTACTGAAATAGCAAGTCGCGTTGATTCCATGCCCAAATTTCCATCGGCATCAACTGCTTGAAACGCAATAATTCTATTCCCTGCGTTTTGGAATGTTTTTGAAAAACTGATTGTTTCCTGCGTTACATCGTAGATTCTTTCGTTTACCTGTTCGTCCACGATAAAGCGGACACTCTTTGCATTCTTTTGCACCACCGTAAACGTGATGCTCTCACCAACCGTGATGTTCGTTTTATCAGGTGTCACACTGATAATTTGCGGACGCGCATCCGCGAGTGCAGAAACCTCTTCTTGCCATGCAGATAACAGTTTGTTGTAATTTTGGTTTGCCGTGTTCGTCTGATAAACCGCTGTTTTTAGCAATTCCAAAAGTAATAGTTTTTCTTCTGAAGTAAACATGCTTGAAATATTGTTTTCGATTTTCATCAAGCGGTCGCCAACTACTTTTGCGTCAGCAGCGTAGTCAATTTTTGTCTATGTTTTATCTGTCGTCACTTGCCCTGACGCAGCGTTGACTGCGCGTGCCTTGGCAGTAACGGGGATAAGAATTTCGTATATTGTTGCTCCACTTGTTTCATTCTTCGCAAAAACATAGCATCGAATGTTTTTACTTTGCTTCAGCATCGCATCAGGAATACTACACACTACATTATCATTTTCGTCTATATATGGTTCACGCACCATTGCTTCGCTGGCTCCGTCAATGGAAAAATGCACTTCCGTCGCCGTGCCCTGAACGCCAGATATACACTACTCAAGCCCATAATCATATTGGTAAACAGTGTTTGTAACGGTCGTTTGCGTGCTCGAAACCACATTCGCATAAACAACATTTGTTCTCTCCATTATCATCACCTCCTGTTTTATTCTCCAATCGCAATCCAGTCAGCCGTCCGAGTTCCATCAAATCCGCCGACTGTTACTTTTGCTCCCGTCAATGTTTTTGTGTGCACTTTTAATGTGCCGCCTCCTCCGTTCCAGTTTTCCTCCGTTGTTGCATACGTCACCGTAACACACGGAATCTTCGTAAAACCAGCCGTAGAGTAATCAATCTCAACATCGCTTCCTGCTGCCTCGATTGTCCCACATGCCATCTTATAAGGGAGCCGCGCCATCGGTACTGTTCCGCTGGTCAGTTCACTCGCATTGCCAATGCCAAGGTTTTCCTTCGCCGCTTCTGCCGTCACAGCACCCGTGCCACCGTTTTTAATTGGGATAGCCGTTTCCATCCCCTCATGGAAAACACGATGTGAGGTATATACATCGTTCTCAATGCACTGCATTATCAACGCATTGTCCTTTGTACTTTCCTTCTTTGCCGTACTAATAACAAGGGCACGGCGATTCTTGCCATCCGCATTTTCCCATGCAGTAATTTTGATAACACCAGTAGATGTCCCTTGCATAGATGCGCGGAATGTCCTGTTTGTACTTGTTGGGATAAGGTAAAAACCCGGTTCTGACGCACCTTCAATTTTCAGAGAACCCGTCATGGTATCTCCTTCTTTGTTTACAGCCCCAATGTTTTTACAAGCGTCTGCCGATGTTGCCCCTCCTGTGCCACCATACTCAAGCGCCAGCGGCTCTGCCAGCACAATCGGCCAACCAAAATCAACCTCGTTCGGTCTTTCCGCACTCTTGCCAAAAGCGATGCCAGACCCATCACGATAAAAGTCAATCAACACTCGTTTTGTTCCGATGGAAATCGTCTGCTCTACTATCGTAAAGTAATCCGTTATCGAAACTTTCAAGTCGTAGCTTGACAGTGGATTAAATGTCTGTCCCAACAGCAATTGCCCTTCTGAAATTGCGTAACCAACAAATGTCAGCTCTTGCGCTTCTATCCAGTCCGTGTTCCCACGCACTCGATAATAAATCTTCCCAGTAAGAAGATTCTTCCCATCGCAAGCCGACGCTGTTGCCACGATTCCAACACGAACCTTGTCGCCATCTAACTGCGCGGCACTACCGTCTGTGTTGCAGCGTTCCGCCGTGAAGGTTGTAAGGCTCGGTGTCGAATAATCAACAACAATAAACTTTTTTATTGCTGTCGCAATTCTTCCGCGCGAATCCGTAACCGTGACGCTCATCTGGTTTTCTCCGGCCACATTTAGAAAGCCGCTCCGAAAGGTATCTCCTGTGTACGTCACGCTATTCAGTACGGAACGATAGGAAGAAATCGTGCTGCCTTGCGCACCAGACGCCGAAATCTTTGTTGTTAGTGCACTGTGTGTTCTTATATATGCGCCAAATTTTTCCGCGATACCCGCCGATGCTTCTGAGATTGTCACGGAGGAAATCGTCGGCACAACAGTATCTGGAACGGTTAGCGTTAGCATTTTTTGCGTTGTTCCAATCATATTCGACCCAATGTAGCTGTCGCACAAAATAGTACATAGCCCAGTTGTTGCTGATGGAATCTGCGAAGCTAATAAAAGAGGCGGCGTCCATGTTGCTGTATCTGTTACATTCTCCGCAATCGTTCCGCTTGCCCCTCCGAAGCTGTATCGCAACGTGTGCGTTACCTCTGCGCTTTGGCGGTTTGTCGTAATTATCACAGGTGTTTCGAGTGTTACTTCATCCTTATCGAACGTTGGCTAACTGGTATTTTCCTGATATGTGATGTCCAGTGACACCGCCGTCCAGATAAAATAGTTCGCCGAAAATGATTGGGACGTTTCACTCGGCGATGGGTTGTAAAGCGTGAGCGTATTATTGCCCGCCATCAAATAACTGCACAAATTTTCCAGCAGTGTTCCTGTCAGCGTGTAGGAGGTTGTGTTGCCATAAAACTCGCCGCGAAACGTGCCAAGCAGATCACCAACAAACGCGCTGCCATTTACGTCATTGACGGATGTCGTCTGATAATTAGACTTCCGCAGATAGACGGTTTTCTCTCGCCCTACCCCGTATCCCTCATAGGCAGCCGTAACCGTTATCTTTATCCCCGTGATTTTTTTGTTGACGAAATTCATTGCAGGAAAGTGCAGCAAGCCAACGCGGTTTGCGTTCTTTACATAATACTCCTGCTGCGCTCTGCTGCTGTCCACAATACCCGAAGCCGTGTAGCTCAATGTCCGCAGACTCGCTGTATAAGTTGCCGTTAATGCCATTCCTTTTTCACCTTACCCCGCATATATAATTGACATATTTCCATTCGCCTGCGGTTCAAACGCAAAGTGTCCTATCTGTAAGCGCGTCAAAATTTCCGCCTGCGCCACATATAGTTTGTTGTCGCTAAAATATGCCATCGGCGTATCGTTCATATAGAACACTAAGCGGTCATTCGCAAAGCAAGCCTTTATGGTACTGTCATTCTTGCCAACCATCAATCCGCTTTCTGTAAACTTCATGTACGTCTAAAACTGATTTATTTGTGTATCTGTTGCTTCTTTCATATTGGACAGCGAATCCGAAAGCTCCTTTTGATTTTTGTTGATTGTCCATGTAATGTCTTTATTGGTCTGCTCCACCATCGTGTTCATCTGTGTAGTGAGTGAATCCTTCGTCGTCTCCTATGTGCCGTTTACTTCCTGCATGATTGCTTCTTTTGTCATTTTGATTTGCGTATACGCGTCAGCAATCTGGTCTTCCACTCGCTGTGTGACGCTCTGGTTGCTGGATAAGTCAAGGCTTTCTCCTACATCGCTTGCTAACTTGTTGGCTGTAATCGACCGCGCCTCTATTACGTCCGCGCTCAAATAGCCCGTCGTAATCGTGTCCGCGACAATGCCCTTCCCTGTTGAGCATGTTCGCCAATTCCAACTGCCATCATCCTTCTTCCCGTCCGCAATCATGAAGCCGTCGCCGCATAGCCGCATAGCAGACTTCCCGTCCGCAGTTTCAAAGATGATGTTCCCATTGTCATCTGTATACCAGTTTGACGTTGACGACATCAGTTTCGTCATCATTATATCAATTGCGCCGTTCAGCCTGTCCGTTTTCAAACTTCCAGCCGAGGTCAACGCCTTCGCTCTGTCAAAGATGCTCTGCTTCTGCTGTATCAAGTCCGCAATCGTTGTAATGCGGTTGAAGATGCTATCAAAGCTCGCGGAGATGTTGACCTCTTCATTGGTAATCTCCACGCTTCCCTTCCCGTTTTGGTCTATATAATAGGATATTTTGCTGACGTACAACGTATCGTTCAAATCCAATTCCTTATCATATAGGCGGATTTTTGCGTTCACTTCCATCTGGTCGGGAGGGATAGCCATCGCGTCGGATAGTCCCGCCAGCGACACCGTATACTTCGCCGTCGGCTTTGAGATTTCATCCATTACCAAAAGCGCATCATTGTAGAGATACTGCTCCTGCCCCTTGATGTAATTCTCGTCGCTCCAATATCCGTCGCGTAGCATGTCCCCCATTGCTACAGCAAAATCCGCTTCGATGTTTTTCTGTTCCGCGTCATTCTTCGTCTGCTCAATTTCCAGCTTACCGACCTCTTCCGCAATCCTAACCGCCATTGCAAACTGTTCATATAGCCCGTAAGCGACCATGTGCGCCGTCAGGGTGAACGTTGTCCCTGTAAATACCGCCGCATGTACTCCGACCGCCGCGTTCGATGTTATCTCAATTTCGCGTTCGACCGAAGAAACATCTATCAGTTCATCCGTCAGAATCTCTGTTGATAAACCTTCGAGCTTCTGCACATTGCTCTGATAGGGCAATGCCCCGGATTTTGCATAGCGACCGAACGTCAGCGACACGCCTTCTTCCAGCATCGTGACACTTTCGTCTGAGGATAATTCCCCGTTTGTGTCTTTCAGCTTGTATGTCATGCGGTTAAGAACTGCCGACACGCTTTCGCGCTTTATCGTCGCCGTGATTGCCTTGCCGCCGTATAGTGCTTCTTCTCCTGTTATCTTGATGGTGTAGGTTTGGTTTTCACCTTTTTCATCGCCCGTCTTAACTTTCTCAATCGCTTCTTTTAGACGCGCGATTTCTTCCTCATTGCGCTTTTTCTCGTCCTCGTCGGTCGTTGTTTTTTCATTCTCTTTTTCGAGGTCTGCAATTGTCTGTTCTTTTGCTTCGATGGAGATTTCTTTCGCACCGATGGATCCGTTGCAGGACGCGTTTACAAACTTCAGTGCATAGATGATATTGCTCGCCAAGTTTGTCAGCGTGTCCTTTGTAATCTTCTCAACTGTGTATTTTCCATCGTTCGTAAACCAGTAGACGGTATCGCCAATCACAAACTCTTTCTGCTTTTCCGTCACCGTTCCGCCGACATACGTCTCTGCCAATGCCCCGTTTTTCACCACGCGAAGCACATAATTCACACTGCCCCATAACAGCGCCAGATTGCTTTCCTTCTCTATTAGGGCGGCGGACGTCTGTAAACTTTGCCTCTTTATTCTTTGAATATCTTCTAAGTATTTATTCAGCGCCGCCTGATGTTCTTCTGTGAACAACCCAATTTCTTTGTAGTAGTCAAAGCTAAGCAGGAAGTTAAGCCCCGTAGGATTCACGTCATCAATGCCGACATACGCTTCTTCGTCGTAATCCCCTTCCACATAGAGTCGGGTCACGATGGAACTGCTGTCCATCTGTTTCGTCAGCGCCGTTAGATTCCTCCCGACTTCCATCTCCCAAAGTGGACGCTTGTTTTCCAACGCATAGCAGATAACCTTCTTATTCTCCGTGTCAAATACTGGGTACGCCTTAAAGAGGTCGCAGACCTTTGTTATCAATTCATAAGAGCCGCTTTTGCTGTCCACGGAAAGGGAGCGTTTCTTCTCTACTTTTTCCGCTGATTCATCCACGCCCCAGTTCTCGTAGAACACATCCGACCGTTCCGAATCGAAAGACCATCCAGTCCCGGCAAGAATCTGCTCCATCAAATAAGGCATCGTTCCAATACCGTTCTCTTCATCAAACACAAGATAGATGTTTTTCGTTTTCAGAATTTCCGCCAGCAGTACACAATCAACCGTTCCGTCAATCTTGTTGCTGCTCTTGCTTTTCTTCGGTGTCGTCACGATATAATATTCCGTTCGGTCGCCCTCTTTGAGCCGTACCTGATAGTCTGCACGAATCAGATTCCAGCGCCAGTTCTCTTCTTCCTCTATGCGGTATGGGAGAGAAAAGGTCTACTTCTGCTCGCCAGAAATCGAAATTGTCTTCTGTATATCAAACGCCTGTCCTGCGTTCTGGACATTGCTGTCGTATAAGTCGCAGATTTTCTTTCTGTTATAATCGCATATGGCGAGACTCTTGTGCATTTCCCTTCACCCCTTACCGCACCATCGGTGTGTAATCTATCTCCAGCCGCGTCAACTGCGCCTCTGTCTCTATGCTGATGATGTTCATCGCAACAAAGCGAACATTCTCGTTCCCCGTGTTCTCCATCTTTGCGTCCAAAATAATTCCTTCGTCCGTAACTGCCGCAATACGATGCCACTTGCCGTCTATCCATCCGTACTTTCCAACCAGACTTTTGTTTGCCTTCACCCCTACTAACTGTGCAACGTTGCTTCCCGCAGTGTAGGAGATAAGATTCTCGTCCAGAATATTTCCGCATGGTTCCAGTGTGATATACCCTTCGTCGTGTGATTCATACGATAAAATCTTGTCTGCCGTTGAGGGGTTGACAATATCCACGCGACCGCGCTCTCCGTCTATATCAAGATAGGCAGGGTCAGGTGGAAGCGTTATCACCTTGCACTTGTCGCCGTTCGTTTCGTTTCGTATCAGCACGGGTTTTCCGCTTTCACCGCCGATGCAAATACGCGTCGCCACACGTTCAGTTCCGCAGTTATACACCAGAAATCGTCTGCTGTCTATGGTTGGGCTTTCCGGCATCATAGATGTTTCAACGATACCCGTATAGATAGATGCGCCGTCCAAGTCTATCAGGTCATAGCTCTTGTAAGCCATCTTCGCAAACGGCTGATAAGCGGTAAACTCAATCGAGAATGTTCCACTGTATATAGAGGGCGCGCCAACACTTGCCGAACGGTATGCCTTTGGATCGCCGATTTTCGATACACGCACCGTGTAGTATTTCCACGGCATCTCATCAAAAATTAGTTCTGCTTCTTTCTCCTGATACAGCCACCGATTCAAACTTGCCAGCGTTCTTTCTGATATATCTTCAAAATAGCAGGACAGTGAAATTGTCTTTTTCTTGACGCGGCTTCCATAATAAACGCCACCGTTCCGCCACGCGATTTCCTCATCGTAGGTGTCGCGTTCTATTGCCTCGCCAAATATATTACTCGCGCTCGGAAGATAATGCACCGAAAACGCGATGCTGTTAATTCCAGCAAACGTGAAAGTGTCCTTCACCCTTCTCCCCTCTTCCCTGAAACATAAAGTTTGCGTACATTTTGCCATATTCCTCTATTATATATAATATAAAATGAAGGTGCTGTTTTTAAGACAAAAACGCCAAAGAAAAGAGGGCTGCCCAATCCAGAACAGCCCTCTGCTTTACAGGGTAATGCCACCAATCGCGCGACCTTTTGTAATGGACTCCACAATAGATTCTTTCACTTTCTCCGCGATGGTTTCATAATCATCGTCTGTCGCGATTTTGTCCACGTTGATAATCACGTCTCCCATCGTGTACGAGCTATTGTTGTTTCGCTGAATCGTCGGCGTTTCTCCATAGTATTGCATTGAGCCGATATTCACCTTGCTCATCGTCTCCATTGATTTAACGAGTGACTCAAATAGCGCAGTCTGGAACGGGGAGAGGATTCTTTCAGGCGCGGTTTTCGTACCGTCAATTTGAATCAGTCCCGTGTAATTTGCCACACCGCCATTCTTGTAGGCTTCAAGCGTAAGCCCTTGCCACTTCTTACCATTGACGACTCGTTCTTTTTCCGCGTTATAAATAGCCAGTGCCCTCACATACGCGCCAGACATACCTCCGTATTTTGATGCCTCGAACGTAACCTCTTGATAGCCACTCAGCGGATGCGTACCGTAGATTTTGTAGCCCGTAGTCGCCTTGGGCTTTGTGCTTGTCAGGTTGCCGCCGTCTCCGCCCGACGTTACTTTTTTTGCATCGCCGTCTGTCTTGCCTGTTGTGACTGTGCTGGCAAAGTCCTTCGTATCCAGCAGGTCGTTTTCCATCTTTTCATGCGCTTTTTTGATGTTGTCGAGTGTCTCCCGCCATCCTTTCAGGTAGGATTCCTGCTGAAGTTTGCTTGCCTCTTCATATTTTGACGCATTCTCTTTTAAGAATTTGATGATAGCTTCGTCTCCGCCCTTGATGATTTCCTGTACCTCGTCCCAATGAGACTCAACAATGCCGTTCATTTCATCCAGTGTATCTTCCCAGCCTTGCCGCATATCCTCTCGGCTGTCGTCAAGAGAGTTTTTGTAGTCCTCGCTGTTCTCTTCCAGCCATTTCAGGATTTCTTCGCGGCTCATCTTCATGACGGATTCAACCTGCTCAATAAAGTTGCGCGGGTTCTCCAAAAGGTCTTCGTAGTATTTCTCGACTTCTTCCTTATAGTCCTCCAGCGATTCAATCTGCTGGTCGATGGACTTCTGCTGTTCCTCTGCCTCGTTCTCTGTCTGCGACCACGCGATTTCTTTTTGCAAATCATGAATGTCATCAAGGATGCTTTTTGCTTCCTTTGCCCTTGTTGGGTCAGCGGAAATGCGTGCGTACTTCGCTTGCAGTTCTTGCAGTTCCTTCAGCTTATCCTCTTGGTCTGCCTGTTCTTTGCGCTTGTTTAGGATTTCTGATACCGCGTCTTTCTCTTTGTTCAGTGCGTCAATCTGCTTGTCAATGGAGTCTGTGATTTCCTTTTCTGCTTTCTCCGCCTGTTCCTTCAGAATGTCGAGAATCGTTTCTTCCATTGAGATACGCGCTTTCAGCATCGTCTGCTGTTTTTCTTCGCGGTTCTCAATCGCTTCCAATATTTCGTTTTCAAGGCTGATTTCAAGGTCGCGAATCGAATCATGCAAGTCTTCAATCTTCTGCTTATTAGAAATAACCGAAGATGTATTCTCTTCGAGTTTTTGCGTCCAGTCCACAACTGCGTCTTGTATATCTTCAATGCGCCCCTGTATCTTTTCGTATGCCTCTGTATCGGGGGTCGCGTTTTTCAGCTCTTCATATAATCCGGGCAGCCGCGCCTTTGCCTCGTCGATTTTCTTGCGGAGGATGTCGCTCTGCTCTTCCAACAGCGCGTTCATCTTTTCCAGTGCGTCCGCTTCGGCTGTGTAGTATCCCTGTGAATCATAACGGTCTGTGATGGTACTCAGTTGGCTCATCGTGTCAGAAATGCGTTGGAGCGCTTCATTTGTCCGTTCGACAAACAGTTCTTCCTCCGTCTTTCCTTCACTGCCGCTGCTTCCGCCACCGCCACCACCGCCACCTCCGCCACCGCCAGAAGCGCCAGAGGATTTTCGCCCAGCGCCAGAGAACGGATTTGAGCCAGATGGTTTCAATACCTGTGCTTGTCCCTTAAAGTATTTCTTGCTCCAGCTCTGTGACTTCGCATCCCAGTATCCCATGAATTGGTCAAGATCAACGGTTTCGACCGTCCATTGTCCTGTCCTCAGCAGTGCTTCCAGCATGTCGTCCGCCATGCCTTCAACAACCGCCATTCCTTCTGTGATGTTGGAGAAGTCTGCATAAGATGTGCCCGTAATGGTAAAGAACGCATTCGCATTCAGTTCATCCAATGCCGCCAGTCCATCATTCATAATGTCCTGCATCATGCGCGGAATCTGGTTCCAGTTCGCCAGCACCGCCTGAGGGGTCATATTCAGAAGAGACGCAATTTTCTGTACGCTGTCCGTCGTCAATTTCGTCCCTGCATCATACGCAGCCTGTGCTTCCGCGAATTCATCTGCCGCATCCAGATAACTGTCTGCAAAATCATTCAGGTCGTCATAGGCATCCATGACCGCCGAAATATTCTTGTCCGCCGACTTGCCGAGGTTGCTGATTTGCGTCTGAAGATTTTTCAGGCTTACCGCCTTTGCTTCCCTGTTCAGACCCCTGATGGCTTTGCGCATATCACGCATCGCATACTCGGCTTCTTTTATGTTTTTGTTTTCCAGTGCTTTCTGATATTTATCGTATGCCTCTGTATAATCGCGGATTGCCTCGCTGTTTTCCACCAGCCATGTCACTTGTTCGTCAGACTTTGTGCCAATAGAGCCCATCAACCCAAGCGGATTATTCTCGCTTGCGCCATTTGCCAATTCTTCAAGCAGGGTGTCTCCTTCTTCGTCCGTGATTGACTTGTTCGCTTCTTTGTATTTTTCCAGTGCTTCTACTGCCGCGTTTGCTTTTGCCGTGACTGTTGTCAAATAGCCAATGATGCCTCTGTTTTCTTCCCCTGCTTTTCCCCAGTCCGCTTCTTCTCCTTTGTTTCCCTCTTCAAAAATCGTGCTGAGCGCTTCCGCCAGTTTAGGGTACATGTTGATAAACGCTTCGAACTGGTCTGTATCCATTTGAGACAAATATCCGTAAAGAGCCTTTGCTTTCTCCGCGTCTGTTTTCCCTTCTGCGGACAGCGTATCCATAATGCCTGAAATCCACTCGCTGTATTTGGATTCAGAAAGTGCCTGAAGCTCCTGCGTTTTCTGCGCATCCGCGAGGATTTCTGAATACTTGCTCTGCTCTTTTGTCGTTCTGTTCGCCGCCGTGTACGGGGTGAACCCTGTCAGTGTCAGCACGTCATGCGTTCCGCTTACCGTCGCATTTCCAAACGTTCCACTTTCAGCGTTCCATGCCGTTACGTCTCCATTGACTTCCTTCGACTCTACCTTGAACATGCCAAACATCGTCAGCAGATTCAACATATCCTCGCTCATGTTGTCAACGATAACCGTGCCATCCTTGATACTCTGGAATGTTTCATCTGTCGCGCCAGTAATTGCCTTAAAAGCGGCGGCATTCAACGCTTCCAATTTGTCCTGCGTGGCGGATACGATAGCCGCCATTCGATTGGGTACATTCTCCCAGTCTGCCAGTACCACTTGCGGCGTCATCCCTAAGTACGATGCGATATTGCTCACATCATCCTATGTCGGAGTTCCGCCTTCGTCCATCTGTTTCTGTACCGCTTCAAATTCGGTCTGTGCTTTGTACCATGCGTCCGCGTTATCATTGATGGTGCTGTATGCTTCTGAGATGCTCTTCGCACTCGCGTCAGAAACCTTCCCTATATTTTCTATCTGTTCCGTAATGTTTGACAAGTTATAGTTTTCCGCTTCATCTTGCAGCAGCACAAGAGAGTCCAGCATATCATTAAGCGCGGCGTCTTTCTCTTCGTCTGTCGCTGCCTCATCGTATGCCTTTCTCGCAACAAGGAACTTCTGGAACGCCTCGCTGTGCTTTGTAAGCCATGCAATTTGTTTCGCGTTTAGGTCGTCGAAGAAATTGGCGACACTGTTATTTTCGTCGAACTGTTTGCTCGCGTAATCCAACACCAGCGCTTTCCCTTGCGCATCCGTCAGTGTTTCTTCCGCCTGCTTGTAATTCTTCGCCGCCTGCGCAATAGAGTCTGCCGACTGCGCAACGTGGTCTTGCAATTGCTGGATAGCCGCTTCAACATCTTCCGCCTTACCACTCGCAATCGCCGCGTTGATAGCCGCAAAATCATCCGCAAACTCCGTGTAAACACCGATGAACGCTTTCATTTCGTCTTCGGTTTTATCCTCGGACAGCCACGAAATAATATCGTTCCCCATTGCCATCGGATTATTGGCAAATTTTTCATTCTCAAAAATGCCGTTCAGTTCATCAATCCATGATTTGAAGCCGTTGCTCTTCAGCTCCGCAAGTTTATTCGCTTCGACCTGCTTGTCAATTGCGTCTTTGATTTTCCCCGCGAGGGACTCTGCTTCGTCGCCAGCTTCGCCATAAGCATCCGACAAATCTTCTGCGCCTTGCGCCGCCGCCTCGAACTCATCTTCCGTTGGCAATATATCGTGAAAAACATCGGCGTGCTGTTCTGTGTTGTAATCCCACATCTGATACAGGGTTGCGTACTCGCCCTCGAAGTCTTCTGTACCAACAGAATCTTGAACCTTCTTGAACTGTTCCATGTAAGACTGATACCATTCAAGTTCTTCCAGTGCTTTCGCTTCACTCATAGCCGATTTGAGCCGTAGACTTAGACGAACCATAAGTGTCGAAGCCGCATTCTCTCCGCCATTAAGCAGCATATCCACAATTTTTTCGTTTATATCTTCCCCGTTATAGCCGCTCAAAAGCTCTTCAAGATAGCCGTCAAACAGTCCTTTATATGCGGACTGCGCAGAGAAATCACTCGCATAATAATCCGGTGTGGCAAATGCTTCAAACAGCAATTCATAAAATGATTTAGCGTATTGTTCTACATACGAATCAGCTTCATGGCTAAGGTCTTCAGAAGCAAAAACATTCGTGACAAAATCATCAAAGCTAATTTTTTTACCTTCGTTCTCCATGCTTGCAACCCATGCCAAGATAACCTTCTGGAAGAATACGTTTGCTTTGTTATATGCTTCCGAATATATATCGTCTGGGAATAAAACCTGAGCGTAGGCAGTGCTCATGACCGACGCTGTATTAGCAATCAATTGTCTATTGACTGTTCCATTTAGAGAATCACCTGTTTTAACTCCTTGCCATCCAAGTCCCAGTTTCCCTCCGATTATATCTCCCTGAAAATAATCCCGGAGATCTGCCAATTTCGACCCATCCGTAGCATTGTATAACTCATATAAGAGGTTTACATATCCACCAGCGTAGTCTTTTGCCTTCGCCGCCTGATAACCGCTCTGGAAGTCGCTCGCAATTTCCTTTGCCTTCTGCTTCGCTTCCTCCTGTGACAACTTCTGATAGTTCCCCAGCAGTCGTTCCAGTTCTCCGTTCAGCACCGTGACGACACCCGTTTGATTCTCGTAACCGCCCGATACCTGTGCCAAAGCCAACGCCAGTGTAGGCGAGAAAGACTTCAATTGCTTCCAGATAGCTTCAAGGCGGTCTTGCTGTTCTTTTGTTCTGTCTGTCGTTGATGCCAATTCACTGTACTCATCCCGCAAGCTCTTCAGTGACGCGTAGTCAGTTTTGAGGTCGCTCTTCTCCTGCGAGATTTCTTCCATTCGCTTTTGCAGTTTGGCGGATTCATCCGTCGCGTTGCGAATCGCGCCAACCAGCGTCACAACACCCGCAACAACAGCCGCGATCGCCGTAACTGCCAGCATCAGCTTGCCGCCGGACAACACGCCGAGAACGGCAGAGATCGCCTTTTCTGCTATAAGCGCTTTCTTAATGTCCTTCACAAGCGTGACAATTTGCGAAATTACAAACACCAAAGAAGCCGCTGCCGCCGTGATCGCAATAATCCGCAGCGCCACACCGCCGAACGCTTCCATACCGCTCGCAGCCGCATCCGCCAATCCGGACATCAGGTTGTAGAAATTCTTCAAGTCGTCGCTGTTGACGATAGACGCATACAGCCGTTCCAAAGAGACATTCATCCCTTCCTGCGCTGCCGTCACCGAACGCAGATAGGTTTCGTACTTCGACGTAACTGTTCCGCTCGCCGTCAATGTTCCGTTGTACAGTTCGTACATACGGCTTCCATGCTCGACGCCTTTGGACATATCGCGCATCAACGCTAAGAACACGTTCTGCTGTTTTGTGCCAGCAATTGTTGTCGCGATATAAGACTTCGTAATGGAGTCCAATCCGTTCCACTTGCCAGCCAGTTCATCAATCACAACACCCATGTCGCGCCATTCGTTGTTGGTGTCAAACAAGCTCATGCCGATGTTGCTCAATGCGCGTTCAATATCGTTCGTTCCCGTTACGTTTCCGTTGTCGTCTACGTCGTACCCTGTCTTTTTAATATTGTGCCAGCGGGCAAAGATGGAGTTAAACGCCGTACCGATTGTCTTTGCTTCCTGTCGCGTTGTTTCAGAAATGGTTGCGATATACGCGCCGAGCGTGCGGAAGTCCAGCCCAAATTCGGCAGCAGCCGCAGCAGCTTTCTGCATAGCTTCACCGATTTCAGCACCGCTGGATGCGGAGTTGTCGCCCAGATAAGTGAACACATCTACGACTTCCTGTGCAGAAATGCCCATTGAGTTGACGGATGCCGTGACCTGCGTCGCAGCTTCATCAAAAGACTGTGCCGTAATTTTTGCGTACATGGATGCCCACTTTGTGCGCGATTTCGTCTCTTCCTCATCCAAGCCTTGACGATAGAAGGTTGTTGCTGCCGTCGCAATGTCGGTCGAAGAAATCTTCAGTCCCTTCGCCATGTTCTTGAAAGTGTTGCTGATGTTTTGCATCTGCGTGTCACTCTTCTGCGTGACAATTTGGATTTCGTTCAGCTTGTCATAATACTCCTGCGCGTATGTTGTCGCATTTCGCCACAATGTCCGAAGTCCACGCATAACGACATACATCTTCACCATTGACATCAAACGGTTGAGTGCTTGTGTCTCCGCCTGATTAACTGCCGCCTGTTGTGCTGCCTGCCGTGCTTTTGCCGCAGCTATTTCATCTTCGCACTGCGCTTTCAGCTTTTCATTGGATACGCCTTGCCCTTCCAGCGACGTGATTTGCGCCTGCGCATTTGCCTGCTGCTGTTTCAGTGAAGCGATTCTCGCCTGTACTTCAGCAGAACCGCTGCTGCTCTTCTTTCCTTCAAGGGATATTATTTCCTTTGAGACACGAAGGTTTTCACGAAGCGCGTTATTATATGCTTCCTGTGTCGCAGCCGAAGTCGTAACACCGGTATTTCCCTGCGTCTTCGTGACTTGTTTGTTATACTCATCTACGACTTTCTGGGATGTGCGTACCGCATCAGAGAAGGACAGAAACTTTCCTCGCGCGGCTTCCGCCTGTCTGGAAAGTTCCTGAAAATTCTGGCTCGACCTGTCCATCCCTGTCATTTGACGGTTTAAGTTTTGCCACTGTTGGAGTGCTGCGATTGCCTGTTGCTGTTGGTGAGTGAACGCTTCCGTTGCCAGCTTCTGCTGTTGAAGCGCTGCGGCGTCATTGGCAGTATCAGTTTTCTTTGCTACTGCGTCCTCGTAACGATGTCTTGCGTTTACAACTTTATCATAAGACGCGGCCACTTCTGCCAGTGCGGCATTTTCTTTTCGATAATCTTCTATGCTTGCTACCACGCCTTGAAGCCGGTTGTTCCATCCTTCTTTTTGTACCGTTGCAGACCCTTTTGCTCTCACTATCTTCGTCATCAGGTCATACATTTCCTTGTAAGCTGATACAACCTCTTTAATGCCAGTAATTTGCTGTTTCCCGCTTGTATCCGTCACCGTTGTCGTCATCGCGGCTTTTGTCTTGTTCGTTGCTTCTTTTACCTGCTCCGCCATCTTCTTCGCGGCATTCCCAACGTTCGCCGTCGCTGATGTGAACCCAGTTATCTTTATGTTGCCAAGTTTCTCAAACCCGGTCTGCATGGCAGTCAGCACGCTCGTCGCCGTTGTATTCAGCGACTTCTATTGTTCTTCGATAGAAGTCAGCTTGACACCGTTCAGTTTGCCGAGGTTCTGCCCTGCCTCGTCTGCTTTCTTCGTGGCTTTTGTCAGCTACTCAATCTGTTCAACCGCTTTCTTTACTTCCGTAGTAACCCTATCCAGCCCGACTGTACCAATCGTAATGCTGCCAAGATTAAGTTCGCTCATGCCCGCTCACTTCCTTTATCTCATTCATTCGTCACTTCTTTTTCTTCGAGAAGTTCACAACTGTGCCATTGCCCGTCCGCATCGTCTTGTTGGCGCTCTTCTCCTTGTACGCACCAATCAAATCCAGCATCACACTGTTAACTTCTTCGCTCTTCGCCAACGTTTCTGCCATATCCTCATCCGTCAGAATAGACCCAAAGGTCTTCAGCAGACGCACCGGAAGAGAATGCTTCGCCTCGAACGTCTTCTTCAAAGAATCCGAAATATAACTGCCAATCCCAATCACACGGTAGAAATCCGTCTGCACGACACAACGCAGTTCTTCCAGCATTTTATTTGCCGCCAAGTAATCATACAGCATTTTCCAGCTTCGTTCGTCCTGCATTTCCTCTGTGTCAATGTTGGTGTAATACTTGCAAGTCAGCAAAAGCTCAATCAGCTCTGTCTGGTAGCTTTCGTAGACGACATAGTTTTCTTCATCCAGTACCGTCGTATAGGCGACATATTCCTTCGCCATCTGTTCCTTCTCTTCATACGGAATCTCCGTCTTCACTTCAATCGACTTGCCGTCCTTGCCTGTAACCGTTTTCGCCTCATCAAACTTAATCATGTCCGCCGTAACCATAAACCGTTCTGCCATTATCCTTTACTCCTTTTTCTTAATCTTAATTTCCGCGTTCGCGAAGAAATTTGCCAGCGCACTTTCTCCCGCGCGGGTTTCCTTCTCCACATCTACATTAAATGGGTTGCTATCCTGTATCATCTTCCAGCTCTTTTCGCAAAAGCTGTTTCCCGCATAATTTACAACCGCCTCATAATTCAGTCGATACCCCAGTTCCCGAAGCACATCTTCAAAAAAGATGTAGCTCATTTGGTTAATTTCTTCTTCGTCCACAATGCCCAGATGCGCAGCCATAATTGCAACGGCTCGGTCGAGGCTTATTCCATCCCCTTCCTTGCCACTGTCATGTTTTTTAATTTATCTTCTTTCTCCGTGATATGATTGATGCGCTTAAAAATCGTAAGCATCTGTTCCACCACGCCAGTATCAATTTCGTCATAATGTTCTTCTATCAGTTCCGGGTTATCCGTCACAGCAATCAGCCAGTCCATTACCGCTTTATCTCCATCGCGGTCGTCTCCGAATTGCCCTGCTTCCATCGCCAGAATATCCGGCAACGGGTACGAATCCAATATCCGATAAAAGATCGCCGTTCTGTTTCGCTGATATACAAGTTTCGTCGGTTTAATCTCTATCTATTGCCCGCCGATTTTTACCGTGTTCTCCGGATTCCCGGCGCTTGGCTTTTCTTTCTTCTTTATTTCGCCCGTCGGTTTCGGCTTGTCAAGTGCCGTCGCTTCCGGTATGTCCTTCTGTCCCTGCTCTGTATCAGGAATTACTTTCTTTCTTACTGCCATATCTTTTCACCTTTCTCCTTCAATAAAGACAAAAAGGGAGGGATGAATAAAAATCAAATCCCTCCCTTTTTGTTATTAACCCATCGGCTCGAATGTCATATCCCAGAACTTGCCATCAGCGCGTTTGGGGTCGATGGCCGTGAATGTCGCGCTGTTGGTAGACGCTGACTTGTAGCTGGTACTGAATCCCGGCAGTGCGGTCACGCGGCAACGGTAGATGACAATGTGCAGCATGCCCTTGATTGAGGATTCCGTGCAGTCCGTACCGCTGGAATACACAGGCAGATGCCATGTCACCGCGCCCTTTGCCGTCGTTGAAGTAGTAGACACACTCAGTGTGTGTGAACCCTGATTCACAACTCTGCGATAGGACACGCGAATGCTGTCGCCAGCAGTCACATCGTCACTTGCCAGTTCAATCGTAGCCTTCGCCTCTTCAACCTTCAATGTGAACTTTCCGGTTGTCGGGGTTGTAGCGCCATCCATCAGTTCCAAACCGCGAATCTTAACGGACTTGTCCGTAATCTTATACGGAATCTCAATCTGGAGCTTGCCGCCGTTGTCCTTCACGTCAAACCGCTTCGTCTCCAACACGTCGTAATTCGCATCGCTGTCCTTGATGTTCTCCGCATTCGCCATCGCGAACATATCCATCGAGAACTGAGACGACTCAAACGTCACCTCAATTCCCTTTGTCGTGTCAATGATTGCCAGCGGCGAGCCGCTCTGTCCGCCAGTAATGGAAACGTTTTCCTGTGTATAGTTGATAGAAGCCGTGTTCACTTCGTCGTATGAAAACACCTTGCCATCACAGCGCTCAAAGTCCACATTCGGGTTATCAATTATATAACCTTCCTAATTTTTCAAAAAAGTCGCCATGTTCATTCCTCCATTTTGTTTTGTATGTTCCAAGGTCATTGCCGCCTCCTACACAGCAACGCCCTCGTTACACCGTAATATAATAGGTAAAAACGACGTGATACCGTCTGTACCCGATTGTCTTTGTCCACAAGTTGTATGCGTTCTTGTAACTAAAGCGCATCCCATATAGGTAGGTTTCTCCCGTCAGAAGGTAGCGAAGGCGTTCGGCTATCATATCGTAACGGTTGCGAAGCATATCCTTCTGGTCAGCATTGTGCAGCACATCCTCGCGGACAAAAATGTCAAACTCTTTGTATCGGAGTTTGACGTCTTTGTTGTCACTGTCCCCGCCATCGCTGTCATAGTAGACGACACGGACTTTTTCATCTGTCAGGATTTCATCACCCGTAACATTTTCAAGGAAATATTTATCCACGAAATGTAAAATTCCCGTTCCATCCGGAATCAGCATCAATTGTTTCAATGCTTCGTCTTGAAAAATTTTGTAGCGGAGAATGTCGTTCCAATTGTCCTTCCACGTCTTCGTCTTTTCAACTCGCACAACATTCACCTCACTTGATTGTTATCACATTTCCAAGCCGCTTTTGCAGCTCTGCTTTCAGTTCGTTTTTAATATCTGTGCTGTGGTCTTTCATAAGCCGGGTTTGCGCATTTTCTATCACATGCTGTCCGTCCCGGTTAAAATCAGCCGGAAGATTAGTTCTCTTATAAAGAGGGTAGAACTCTGAGATTGTCACGGTTCTCTCTTTCCCCGTCTTCTTATCTTTAATGACCTTCTTGGCATTTGGATAATTCGTGTTGTGAACCCAAACCACCGCCCGTCCTCGAAGCGTATGATTCTGCTTGTGCTGTTTTGTCAGGTCTACATTCCATGATACACGACCGGGTTCGGTATACTATGGGCCATTATGATTATTGCCGCCATCCAGCACCATTGCTCGGACGTATGTATAATTCCCGACGTTTGACCTCTACTTCACATAGCCGGTTACTGTCAAACCATTTATATCAATGCGCCCTTTTACAATTTTACTTGCGACGTCCTCGCCCCATTTCTTTTTCGTCGGGGATGCCATTTTGTATTCTATCTGTAATAGATTGATAAATAGAGGCAAGACCATCCTCTTCATTACGGCGGCAATCGCACCCGTGTAGGCTTCCTGAAACTTCTGCGCGTTAAACTGCACTGACTTAACCATCAGCAGTTCCACCACCCGCAACACGCCGCATGTGCATAGAGTACACGCCGTATGTTTTGTCCATGCTAACCTCTGCCGTGTAAGCGCTAACAACACGATACATATAGCCCCCTATTTTGCACTGGTCGCCAATCTTAATTTTCTGCGTCACGTCGTTCCACTGTGTGACACATGTAATTAAATGGTCAGGGACGATACCAACTCCGTTCTGCGCAGTTGCGTAATCTGGACGCCCTGCATATTCGCTGTGCGAGCACGGCATGTCTTTTACAATAATCTCCATACCGTTCTCGTCCAGTTCCACATTCGTGTCTTCCTCTATCACAAACCCGAACTTATCCGTTTTCGGTTTATGTTCTCGCACAAACGTCAGGAAGTCGTTGCACTCCAAAATCTGCGTCGCCTGATTGTTCGGATGTCGCGTGACATTCCACGTCATCAGGTAAATCGTTCCATCTTCCCGCACTGCAATATCGCCTTTATAAATCTACTCGTCGTAGGTCGTCTTGAAGTTTGTACTCATATCTGAGTTTCCAATCTTTGACTTCCATTCAATAGGCGTTTGCTGCGCACGGACGAATATCGGTTCATACCCTTCCTGCAAAGAATCATACCAGTCATGAATCAACTCGAACGTGTAGTTCGTGTGCGGAATGTCGTGATTCAGCAGCCGCCGGAAATCATCTTCCAACGTGGGCGGTGGTCGAAAGTCGCGTCCGCTTCTCTTGCTCGTCGCCGGAATCGGGTTAAACGCGTTCTTCATCTCTGTCTACTTGTCACTTGTAATCCATTTCGGTGTCACCATCATCATCACCATCCCATATGTCATCTGGCAAGCGGGCTATCGCGCCTGCCTTGTCCAGTATCTTGTGCCGGATTTTTTGGTACGCAAGCCATACCGCGTCGTTCCACTCTCCCTTACTCCTCCCATTGTTCGCAATATATACAAGGTCTTCTACATCAGAGAGAATTTTCAGCAAATCCATCCGGAACGCATCTGTATAGTCACGCAGGGCATACGTTCTTTCCGCTGTTGGATTCAGCTCACGGTCGCGATATACGACTTCTACTTTCTAATTCTTCATCATTCCCATCTCCCTGTTACAAAAGATGGTATCGTGTCATCTTGTACCAAATAGTACGGCGTTTCGATTCGAGCTCAGCAATGGTATTTTTCAAGTTCGCGTAGGGCTTGTCCCCATGTGACACGCTCTAAGCATCCGTCGTGTAGCTTGTCAGGTTGTCTACGCTGGTTTGCACTTTGCGCAGAAAATCAACCTGTGCCGTTACCAAAACATATTCCTGTTCATCCAGTGGAAGCGTTTCCTTGAAGATATACGCGTCCGCTGTCTTCTCAATCATGTCGTCAGAGAACAGCATCGCCCGCCCGGTCATCACATACAGTGTTTTAATTGCTTCCACAATATAGCCTGTCATGTCTTCAATCGTCACCGGGTCATTCACGCTCTGCCATTCAATGCGTGTAAAGAGTGCTTCTGCCAGTTTCATAATGTCCGTCATCGGCAGTCACCTCAGTCGCCGATAAATTCTCGGTTCGGCATTTTATTTTTCAGCAATTTCAGTTTGTTAATATTGAGATTTTCCATTCCCATTGCGATGGTATAGATGCGGTCGAGCAGTACAGGTTCTTCAATGCTGTCCAGCCAATCTGCCATCTTCTTCTGAGACGCGGACAAACACTTGCGGATTTCCTCGTCCGTCGCAAAGTTTGGGTTTTCTTTCTCGTCGATGCCCAAAGAAGCTACAACCTCTTTTGCAATATCTTTTTCCGCACCGGCAGTATTCTCTACTATCAGCAACCCGCGCTGAATCAAATTGCTCACGCTTGCAATGTAGTTCACATCATCTTCTGATACCGGAAGAAACGAACCGCGCTGGATATTTGCACCCATCGGTTTGTCCGGCGTTTTCACACCAATATCAAATTGCTGTACGTTCTTCAACCGAAGATTCTTGTTTGCCATTTTGTTTCCCTCTTCCCTTAAAATTCTTCAAGAGGGGAGAAGGAAAGGATTTCTCCCTTCCTTCTCCCCAAAGTATTGATTAGGTTGCCTGATAAACGCCCATATACGGACGGTCGCCAACCACAATGCCAGCGCCGACATAACGGTCGAGGCGGACATCATAAGAGCCGTCGTCAATATCCTGATTTTCGCAGGTAGACACGTCACCTTCAAAGACAACCTTCAGCGGACGCATTTCCGCGCTGATGCCGCCCGGAAGAATAAACAGCTTGTTGGTATCAAACACGGGAGCGTCTGTGCCGTCAATCAGCGGGTTGACCAGATTGACCACTTTGCAGCCAATGTACGCGCCAATCATACCCGTGTTGTTGTATTCCTCCATAATGGAGTCCGCATACTGCTTAGAAGTGGTCGAAGCAGTGAAACCCGTCAGTTCGGCAAGCTGCTGCGTCATATCCACATCACCAATCAGCGTCGGGGCAGCACCACCGGACATACGCACCCAGTGGCGAATCATCGGGTCGAGCGTCGCTTTCACAATGCCAGAACCCATTCCGTAGTACGGGGAAACAAAAGGAGCAGCCGCAAGCGCTGCATTCAGCGTGGACTGAATGTACTGGTATATCGCCAGTTCCATCTGGTACGCCGCATCGTTAATCAGTGCACCCATATCCACCTGACCGTTCTGGAGTTCCACGCGGTTGACAGACGGACGTGCAGACACCGCAACAGTGTCCAGCGTCACGGTCTTGTTCGCAACCTTGCTGCGTGCAGGAGTGCCGCCCTTCGCACCGATATACGCGCGTACACCCTCAAGGCGCGTCTTAAACTGCGCCTTTTCTCCGTAACCGACGTTCTTCACGTCAGCAACCTGTTCCAGCCAGTTGGTCTTCGGACGAACGATTTCATTCACCGCAAAGCCAATCAACTGCGCAATCTGGTAACGGTTGTGCGGATTCATATCCTTCGCCAACTCCGCAATCTACTTTGCACAGCGGGAGGAAATGTCGGAGTCCACCTTCTCGCCGCGAGCCTGTGCGACAAGAACCTTCACGATAGGAGAATCCTTTTTGATATTAACCTATTCCATTATTATTCACCTCTTGCTCTTCATTAGGCAGCCTTGGCAATCGTGCCATTTGCCGCAGGGGTCACAGCGTCTCCAACAGCCAGACCTTCATACTATGTAGAATCCACTGTCATAATCAGACGTTCGCCGACCAGCGGGCGCTTCATGCGGACGTAATGTCCCTTCTTCACCGCGTATTCCGCTGTGTTGTACTCGCCCGCGTCTTCATAAACTTCCCACTCGTTTTCGACAAAGTAAACAGCGTCTTCGCCAACCGAGTCAACATCCAGAACCACAGCGGGGGTTCCCCACAAAGTTGTCTTCTCCACAACTTTCATCTTTGTGTCCTTTGCCGCTGCGGTCAGCTTTACGCCGCCGTCCGTATCAATTTCAACAAACACACCATTCGGGAGTGTTTCTTCTTTGGAGACGTGTTCAAAATCGTACACACGTCCATTAAACCGAGTCATGTATCCTGCCATGTTTTCATTCCTCCATTCTGTTTTTACACAAGGTCGCCATACTCGCCAAGCATTTCAAAACCGTCGCCAGCCAAACTTGCGATAGAAAATTTCGGGCTCTGCGGTTCCCGCTTCGCAACACACAGTTCTGCAAGCATCTGATAATCTGCCGCATCAACCGCTTTTGCAACCGTTTCATCCTTCAGGTCAAGCCCCTGAAGTTCCGCAAAGCTCTTCGCCTTTTCCTGCTTCTGTTTCGTTTCGGCTTCAGCCTTTTCGTGCTTCAACTGCGTAAGTTCCGCGCGGAGAGATTCGTTCTCTTTTTCAACCGCCTTGAATGCTTCGATCTTCGCATTCAGTTCCGCGCAGGCACTATCTTTCTGGGCGAGTTCTGCTTCCAGCGCATCCACGTCTTTTCCGTGAGCGTCATTTTGGGCTTCCTTCGCCGCCTTCTCTTCATCCAGCTCCTTCTCCGCTTTCTCCGCGCGAGCTGTCAACGCCGCGATCTGTTCATCCTTCGCGGAAAGAGAAGCCATTGCCTCTTCCAATGTCATACCATTTTCAACTCCTTCATTTTTTGCTTCCGATGCTTTTCCTTCATGGGGCGTACCATGCTGCTGTGCCACAAGTTTTAGCGCGACCGACTCATCGTAAGCCGGGATAGAAACAACCGCAACACCTGTTAGAGCATTCATTTCATTCGCGTCTACATAAAGGACGCCATTTTCCTCTACTGCTGCGTCGCTTGCGTACTGAATCTCGAAAGAGAATTTCAGTATCCCCCTGCTATACAATTCCATCAGTGCGTTGCACACATCTTCTTCCCGCTTCGGGATTCTCGCCTGCCCAATCAGCGATACGCCGTACTCATCATTCACCCTGTGAAGGTTCGTGATGCTGCCGATTTGCTTCGTCCCAAAGGAATTGGTGTCGCAGTCATACATGTGGCCAAGGTGCTGGTACGCTCCCCGCAGCAAGTTCGTAACATCCGCATACAAGGGGAGACACGCGTATTTATCCGGGTGAGTTACAATCTCGTCGATAAATGCTTCCGTCACACCCTCGTTGTTTCCGTTGGGGCGAGTCGAAAGGATGCGCATCTCTATCAGTAGAAAGATGTCACTGTGTTCCTGCTGTGGCATGGCAACATCGGAAGCCAGTATCATCAGCTTGCTGTTTGCCATACGCCTACCTCGTTTCTACTTCTCCGCCTGTGCGTAGGAGGTCGCACTCACTTCAAAGTTTTATCACCAAACGATGTCGGTTCGCTTTCGCGAATCCAACTCGTTCGATTTCAAATTGGCAAAGACCCTTTTTCATTTGAGGGCTTTGGCTGTTTCCCCGTCAGTGCCTTTGACGGATCAGAATGACGTTCCGTATCGTCCAATTCCGGACGGCCAACGTCTCCTTTTGTTTCCGGTTTTTGCGTCTTGCAGTCGTCCTTGTCGGACGGTGCGAGAATCTGGTGAATTCCAGATATTTCTTCTTTCTTCTTGCGTTCCGCTTCCTGCTTCATGTCCAAACCGTATGCCTGCATCAATGTCTCGTGTGACAGCACACCTTCGTTCCAGAGTTTCAGGCATGTTTCCTGAAACGCTTTTGAACCGGACAAGTCCGTAGGCGGGAACGTGAAGCGCGGGATTTTCTCCTCCGCACTGTGCGCCACCGTATTGCCCATGCGCACATTCACCCTGCGATTGATTTTGTTCATGATGTTGCAGAAAGTGTTTTTTGCTTTCTTGATACGCAGCGCCGCTGTCTGCATGGAAACCTGTGCCGACGCGAATGTCGAACCGTCCTCTGCGTGTCCAGAAACAATAATACCGGAGATTCCGCCAGCGGATAAAATGTCTGAATTGACACCTTTGTATTTGTCATATTCAAACACGTCGTCCGTCTTTGGTTGAATCACCTCGGCTTTGCACCAGTTGTTTGTCACTGCCAGTGCCGAGCCTTTCATCGCCGATGAGAATAGGCTTGCAACCCGCCCTAACGCATCACGGTCGGGAAGCACTTCCTGCGTGTTATCTCCGTAGCGTACATGCACGAAAGAACGCGCCGCCAAGTCAATCAACGAATCTTCATAATTGGAAATTCGTTCTTTCTTCTCCAGTGCCTTTAGGCAAGCTGCAATCATGGGGATGGAATAGCGAAGCCAACCTTCCTTGATGTCCTGCATTACGAATGTATTGTCCGGATTGAGCTGCACCCACGGAAGTCTTGCCTGCATAACACCTTCCGCAACTTCCGGAGGATACCCGTGTAGCCGCACAGCTACATCTTCATCGTCAATGAAGTCCTTGATAGAGAGCTTCATTCGTGACAAAAAGTCATTGCGAACTGCCTCGCAGTTAAACTCTACAACAGGTTCACCGTTGACCGTGATGTTGGAAATCCGGCAAAGATGTATCGGCAGGACGACAAGTCTGTCATCCGGCATCAGGTACATCACTACGTTCGCATACTTGTAAAATTCCAGAAATACATCTTCCATAAAGTTTTGGAATCCGATGCGTTCGTAATACGCCAGAAACTTTTTCTTCACTCGCTCATCCGCGCCAACCAGCCTGAAATCATCGCAGATACTAAATGGTGTATATACTTCTTTGATGATACCACGATATATGGGGTCTGCGTCGCAGTAATAATCAGATAGCGCGTACAGTTGCCCGATATGTACCTGCTTGTTTTGCAGGATGCTCTGATAATTATAAGCGCCCAAATTGCCGCCGAATGTTATCTTTCGGTCGGTAAAGTTTGTGATGGCGTTTTCTGCCGGAGCAATCGCTATTTCTTTCTCTTCCTCTGTCTGTTTCTGTATTTCAGGCAATGGCTTTGCTTGCCGCTTTAACGGGAATTGCCATTGCTATCCAAACAAACCCATTTCCTTTCACCTCTTAAAATCTTGATATAACGCCGATACATGCCGTGCTGCTGCGTCTTGCAATCCTGCTCTTCCGCTTTTCTTCCAGTTCGGCGATGTACCATAATCCCATTGACAGGGACGACCATCTATCCTTGTGCTGCGTCGCTTTTGCCGTGTCGTATACGACAGAACCAGCCGCTGTCGTCTTGGATACCACGTTGCCCATCTCGATTTGTAAAGCATCTGTTTCCACAAAGATTGATTTTTCCTGTGTCGTCAGCACACGCCCCGGCTTGCTCTTCCCTTTATCATCCGCGTCGTCGTCTGCGCCGTTGTCTTTCGTTGGGTCAACAATTGTGTTTCCCAAAACATATCGGCTGTTGACCGGAATCTGTATCAGCTCGCGCTCGAAGTTCACCGTCGTCTGCGTTACAAGCTGCTGGTTGATTTGATTGTTCGCCGTGCACGGACGAAGCAGAGGGATAGCATCGCGAATGATTGAACGTTCCGTATCAATCACCAGCGGCGGATATTCACGGTTCGTCTCCGGGTCTGTCCATGGTTGCGACATAAACTGGGGGAACGCATCACCAAGCCCGCGGTAGTCAAATACGACCTTGACTGTGTTCGGGAATCTCACAAGCAGTTTCCGAATCTCAACCGCCAGCGCATCCAACCGCTTCCCGTGGAAGGAGCGCATGTACACCAGCTTCTTCAAGTATGTGCCATCTTCGCGCTCAATGAGCTTCAAAACACATACCACTGCATTGTCAGCATTTTTAGCTGACGATGTTGCAAGGTCGAGTGAAATCACATATTGTGATGTACTCTTTGCAGGCTGTGCGATTTCAACTTCCGTCAATGTTCTGCACCGCTCCGTCAGCTCATACGGGAAGATTGACCCACTTTCCGCCCCAACAAAGATTGTACCGTACTCCATTTGGAAGTTGATGTCCGGCATTGTCTCCCTCTCTCGCAGGAAGAAGTCAATATTTGTAATTCCAACGCGTGCGGCAGACTCGTAATTCAATGCGCAAGCAAAATAGCTTTTGTCTCCCGCTCCCATCTTTTTTACCGCGTCGCAAAACGCGCTGTAAAAGTAGTTGGATTTCAGACACGCAGACGTAATGCTGACCATCTTCGAGGGGTAATCCTTAATCCCATTCGCCACACAATGAGAACGAGATGTGTTGCGGACAGGCTTAACAACCTTCATCAACGTTGCCTCTTTGACTTCCGGCGCTTCGTCCACAATAATAAATTTCGCGCGGGAACCGAGGAACGTTCCCAATGAATACGTCTCGATTTTGGACATGTTCGCAAAACGAATAATGCCCTTGCTTCGGTTGACATTGACCGGGTTTCTGTTGCTCCCCCAATCCAATTCCCTGCGGATGTTCTCATTCATCGCGAATTCGTCTTCAATTTTTTTCGCGATCAACGTCGCCTGTTCCGCTGTGGCTGAAACAACTGCGATAAGACTGTTGGGATACAGGATAGCAATCGCTACCGCGCAGATTGCGCATACCCACGTTTTCCCGTAGCCGCGCGACTGCGTTAGATAAAGCGTTGCTGCATTGCCAATCGCTCTCGCTTCTACTCGCTGTGTATCTTTCAGCGGGACTTTCAAATAATCGACGATAAACTCATCCTAATGTGTCCGCCAATACCAGATGAGTTTTGTCCACGCTGCAATGTTCTTGACCTCTCGAACGTTGCTGATTTGACTTTCCGTAGCCATTACAACTGTGACCCCACTGCCGCCGCCAGATGTGCATAGTCGTTGTAGACTTTATCAATGTCATCCGGCGGGAACTCAAACGGATTTATATCCAGTTCATGGTTGATTTCCAGTGCGTAAATAATTTCGCCCAGTGAAGACAAGCCAGTTGAAGTTCCGGCTTTTCTTGCACACGCTGCGAAGTTGGAAGATTTTGAGAGGTCGTCAAAAATCTTCTGCACTTCTTTGTACTCGCTGACTGATATTTCCCCATGCCGCATTTTGTTTTCGGCAATGTCCGCATTCAGTGATGCCTTTGCAACCTTGCGTGCATAGTCCCGCATAGAAACGTTGCTCAGGTCGAAGTCCTTTTCATATTCCGCGTATGTGGCGTTCTACGCCGCAATTTCGTTCGGTGTGAACGTGCCTCGCCAAACCGGGTCATATTTCGCCTTCTGTAATTGTTCTTCATCTTCCCGTTTGGCAAGCACGTTTTTGTTGTTCATGTTTTCCGTGTACTCGTAAATACCCTTAACATTCATCATGGAAAAAAATTGCCGACATGTAGCAGCGTCTATAATAGACTTTTTCGTCTCTGCTTTCGTCTTTGTACTGATGTATGTCTTGTTGGTACTCAATGCGTACTGCGCTTTTTTATAAGCTGATTCCCAGAATCGGTCTTCCCACTTTCGATTGTTCTCATAGCAATACTGCTTCAAGGATTCCACATCCGTGCAGTAACGGTTGCAGCAGTCGCGACACCACGCATCATGATTCGCCTGTGCTGCCCATTTGCGGTTTGAGTAGAACTCGCTTAGCGGTAAAGAGCGGTTACACTTGACACACAGCTTGAAGTTTGCCGTTGCTTTCACCATCTTTTGCTCACTCCCTCTACATATATAAATATAAAATGAAGGTGCTGTTTTTAAGACAAAAACTAAAAAAAATATGAAAAAGAGGTAAGCATGAACACTTACCTCTTGTCCTCATTGTAGGCGAATCGGATACATACACCTGCGCCCATATCCATCTTCCATCAAGATCGCCGTCGCACCCGCTCGTCCGCCGTAGCCTTTGCTCAACGCGTACTTGTCCAGTCCACACAAAGACGGAGTGCGAATAATCACCGAGTTGCCGTCTGGCGTAACGCCAGTTGGAATCTCTTGTTCGCTGTGCAAGTGACCGCACACAAAGAAGTCAATAGGCTCACCATACACATTGATGGAAGACCTTGCTATATCCTGAATCGACTTCGCCGCATCCCCATGAAGCAGAACAAACGAATAGCCGCAGACCTTCGCCAGTTTCATTTTGTCGCATTTGGCGTCTACTTCAACTCGCTGATTATTTTCCAATCGGTCATGGAGATACCAAAAGATTATCTTTTCCAAATTCTCATCCATGAACTCCCGCGCCTTTGAGCCAAGCGGTCGAATTTCCGAATGATTACCAGTACATCCGATAACTTTCACGCATCCATAATTCGATAATTCATTTATCCACTGCGCGAGGAACTCCGACAAGCGAACGACAGATTCTACCAGTCCAAATTCTAACCGCATCAATTGGCTCTGCCGAAGCATCCCATCTATCAAGTCGCCGACAAGAAACAGATTCACAAGTGAAACGTGTTCTCGCTCTGCAATCTGAATAATCTCATCCTTCAGTAAGTTCATCCTTGTTTCAAACTCTTCCGAGTTGTAGAGGTTCATGGTCTCCCCATGCAAGCCCTGTATATTGATGTCTGCCCCGTAGTGGAAATCACCAAGGCAGACCACAAGCTCCTTGTGTTTTTCAGCGCGAAGCATCGGTATATTGCAGGGTGGAATTTTTATCGGGTTTTCTTTTGTAACCTGCCTAATTGCGGTATACACGGTTTCACGCAGAAGTTGGCTTCTTGCTTCGCTTCTCGTCAGCGCATTCAGTTTGTTCCCGACGTCTCGTATTTTCTGGCGCTCTATTTTGTCCGCATCATATTTCCCTGCAATCGCTTCCTGATAAGAAGAAGAGGACAGCATACCCGCCTCTTCCGCCATCTGTACACCAACGCCAGCTTTCCGTAGTGTTTCCGCACTCATATCAAGTTCGTACTCTTCGCACAGCGTTATCCAATCCTTGTCCAGCAACCCGATCTTTTTCTGACGTATCTCCTGTACAAGTCGAATCTTTTCTTCTGTGCTGAGTGCATCAAAGCCTTTTCTCATAACGCCTCCATTGTACTTGTCATTATAAAAAAGAAGTGTCGGCTGCGGGAGTCGAACCCGCAAGAGCGCGGATTTAGAGTCCGCCGCATATGCCAATTCTGCTACGCCGACACATATCAGAGCGGTGAGACTCGAACTCACGACCCACGGATTAAAAGTCCGTTGCGCTTCCATCTGCGCCACACCCCGATAAATGAGAGAAACCAATTGGGTCACTAAGACTTTTCTGTATACTATGTCATTTTTACTCTGTAAGCAAGAGAAAAATAATCATAATATTATCAAGGCAAATCTTGCAATTTCTGATGGCTATCTGCGCATAAGAGCACGGAGCGTCTTTAGGTTGTTTCATATCATCGAAAAAAGTCTTAAAATCGAGAATCAAGATAAGAATCCAACACACGACAAGCCAATCCACTTACCGAACCTCCCATTTGCTGCAAAAGTCAAAGAAAGAACCTTCGATAGTATCAGGCGCGGCGGGGAAAATCTTGCGAACTACAACTCGCGAGTCTCGCGCAACCATTGCTGCGTACAAACTATTAGCTTGTTCCATAGTATCAGTTCGCGCACGCGCTTCATCCCACATGCTCTCGCAGGAATCGCTAAAATGCTCAATTACATCTTTAGCCGCCTGAAAGCCAAGAGCTTTCGCATACCCTTCATCCTCAGTCTTTGCCACAAAGTCGCGATAACAATCCGGAAACATGCCGCAATGGATAGCGTCAAACGCATGAACCGCATACTTAAATGCCGGATGTTCGTCGCCAAAAGCAATGAAGTCCGCATATTCTTCTGCCGTAGAATACTCGTGAATGGCGACTACGCGGGGTTCAAACCAATCGAGAATAAAATCAAGGAAATCGCCAGTAATCGCGTCAGGTGCATCATCTCGAATGCCGACAATTGTAAAAGGTTTTTTCCCAGCAAGATTTGTTGTGTGGGAATAAACCTCCGCGGCAGTCTGCCGAACCACATAGGAATACTTGCCGTAATGAACCGCATACTTCATTTCTTTTACCTCATTTTGACACTACTACTTAAATGAGAGAAGCCACTCGCATCCCACCAGCTTGTTACTGATTCTTTATTGGTCTTATCGACTTGCGTCTCTCACATCGGAATCAACTCATCTGCCAAAGCCTTGTCCACTTCTCAAAATAGCATTCGCACATTAGACCCTTCATACTAATTTTCAACTTGCGGGAGGTGTTGCTCTAACGCTTCGTGCCTGACTTCACAGGGGAATCACTCGAAGGCTTCATCCCCTCCATCTACATACCTCACGTCAGCACCGTGCGAATGCGTTGAACAGCTTTCCTGTTCCAGCACCCATCTTTTTTTTTGCAGTTAAGGCCCTGCATTGCTCCCCATGTAGGACTCGAACCTACAACAACTCGATTAACAGCCGATTGCTCTGCCATTGAGCTACTGGGAAACGCATCCGTTTTTCTTTTATGTAACGCAAGGAAAAACGGAAAGACTTGCGGGGTATTGCAAGTGATCAATCTTGCTTCCGGCTTGGCGCACCTCCTGCACCTCTGGAGCCATCAGTGGGACTTGAACCCACAACCTACTGATTACAAATCAGTTGCGCTACCTGTTGCGCTATGATGGCATAATTCTGCTCCATGCAGAAACAGAACTATAATATGCTGCCATTACTTGTCTTTGATTTTCCAATCACCGTAATAACGTTTTCTCGCTATCAGATGGTCGCCGCGATAAATCTCTTTTATGTCATGGTCAGGGTATCTTCTGTCGATCTCTTTCATCGCTTGCTTTAATGTTATATTGTCAAGCTCCACTGGAATTGTTAAACAGCATTCTTTATCGAAGCTATAAGGATATATACGGACATAAACTGGTTCTTTCATAATTTTCACTCCCAGAATATTTATTGTTTATTTGGGCAAGTGGCAGGAGTCGAGCTTGCGTTGCGCCCGCTATTCCTTGCGCCCCGGCATGAGATTGCTCGTCTTTCCGAGCCGCCACGACCGTCATGCGCGTCGTCCGCATTTCTTATAGCGCATCCCATTCGCGCTGAGAATAACCACCAATTTCACGGTTGCCAACAGGGAGACCTTCTGCCTTGCACCACTTTCGGATAGCGTTATCCGATACACCGTACATTCTGCCAATCCCCACAAACGATTCCGTGCGGATGAGCTTCTTCAGCGTTTCACGGGATGGGCGTTTCACCTTCCGGCATCCCGGCTGTCCGATGTTCTCTTCCCGGAATTTCTTCCGACAGTTCTCGCACATTTTTCCCTTCGCGTCACGATGACCACCGCACACGGGACATACCCACCGGGCAGTCCCACAGTTCTTAATCTTTTCATACGTCGTCATACCGCATCCGCTCCTTTGCCATCGTTATAGAACGCTTCTCTCTCCAGCTCTCTAAGAACATCCTTCAGCTTCACGTCTGTCCCATCGAAACGCCATTCTCGCATGGGCAGCGCTCCGTACTTGTTCTTGAAGTAATTGTAGAGGAACTGAATGCCACGGAACGTCCAGTTCATCTGCCACTTTACTTTTTCTTTATTCTTCCCGTAATGATACGGGTACTTGTCCGTATAGCCGTATTTTGCATACTTCGCGGTAATCAGCCACCCGCCGTCTGAATTTTTCTTCTGGATATGCAGCAGATGAAGCAAGCGGTTGAGTTCGTTCGGGGACAACCCATAGGTATCGCCGACTGTCGTAATGGTAGACCCCTTGGCAGTAGCGAGAATCGACTGCGCATATTCGTAGTCCGGGCGCATCATCTCAATTGTGTCTGCGAGATGCGCATTCTCCTGCATCAGTTCTTTGTTCTTCTCCTGTTCCTCTTTGAGCGTTGTCGCCAATCGAATCAGGAAGTCGGGAGACGTGATTGCCTTTTCAATTGCTTCCGGGGTCAGGTATCCACCATGCTTGCGGATAGCAGGTATGACCTCATGCGTAATCCAGCGCTTGAAGGCTTTCGCTTCCTGTTTGCGAGAACCGAGGACGAGGGCGTACAGACCGGGTTCGCTGACGATGGTTCCTTCACCCTGACGACCTAAGTTCAACTTAGCCCGTTCATCGTCGTCCAGTCGCCCAACGGAAACCGTCGGATTGCTCAATTCCAGCGCGCGGCACACATCCGCCGCCACGAACCACGGCTCGCCATCTCGAAGGACAGTACGGACAGAGCCAAAGCGTTCATCAGTAAAGGTACGAAGCATGTTTCCCATTGTGTAGCACTCCTTTGTTCTTGTTTTGGGTTCCGCTTGTTATAGGTGCGATTAAAGTGGATATTGGTTCGGGTTGCTAAAAATTTTTATGACGATGAAGAGAGTCGAACTCTTACAGCATCGTTGCCAACGGGTTTTGAGTCCGTCGCGTCTGCCATTCCGCCACATCGTCTTTTCAAGAAAAACATGGAACTGCCGGGGCTCGAACCCGGAATAACGGCTTGCAAAGCCGCTGTGTTACCATTACACCACAGCCCCTTGTGGTACACGCTCTGGGACTCGAACCCAGAACCGTCCGGATATAAGCCGGATACGCTAACCATTGCGCCAAGCGTGTATATGCCCATCACGCCCGATGTGGTGGGCAACGAGCAAAATTCTGATGAATCTGCATAAGGTACTTGCAACGCTTCCCAAAAAGGTGTATGATATAGATGCGGATGGGTGAGCCATCCGACAATCGGGAAAAGGAGGGAAAGCCCATGAATGAATTTTCAATGGTGCTTACCGCCACCCGTGTTGGGAAGCGGCTCTTGTAGCTGCTAATCGACAAGGGATACATTGCGGTAAGCCCGACATTGGAATAGCGTCTGAAGCAGTTTGGCAAAGTCGTAGACTCAATTTCAACATGTCTTGACATTGTAGACCTGCTGATGCGGTTATTCCGATGACCGCAGACTCTTTCTCTGCAAAGAGGAAGAGTCTCTTTTTTTTATCATACACCGTTTGCAAGTTCCGCGAGAATCATCAGTGTCCTTGCTCTATCATAGGGAGGAGGGTTTGAACCTCCATCCGATGTTTTGGAGACATCCATGCTGCCATTGCACCATCCCCATACAAAGGCGCAGACAACGCTGCGCAGATTTGTTGCAAAGTTGTTACGCTTCTTCTTGGAACGCCTCGCTGTGAAGCCGTGACTTTTCCTTACGCGCTCGACGTTCCAGCTCTTCTGCCCGCATTTCTTTCAAGCGCTTACATCCACGACACCCGTGCTGCTTGCGATTACAGCCCCAGCAATCGTCATTTGCCCACCAAAACCATTTCGGCGGTTCGGGGGTTGGCTTTCGGTGGATTTCCTTTGCCATTCGTATATTCCTTTCCAGAAGAATGGTGGGCAGATTTTTCGGCTCTTCTATGTCCGTTGCCTCTGCCCAAGGCGCCCTCTCACCTGTAGGACTTCGCGGCGTGGCTTTCCGTCGTGTCACTTTCTATCGGTTCGTTCATTCCGTCCGGCTGTCGGAGGGGAGCGACCCCGCAGCTTATAAGCATTAGCTCGCAGTAAGCATCGAACTTACATGAGAAAGACCTGTTCGGTAAATCCGTCTTGTCCTATTAAACGATGCGAGCGTGTCCAGTGAATCAGAGACAAACACATACCGGAATCGGAAGCGGATTCAGATACCGCTCCATCAGCGGTCTAACTTCTTCCCATGAGAGATTCCCGCATCCGCATCCGAGCTTCGGGAACGCAATTGACGTGATGCCCTTTTCGGCATACGTCTCCACAAACTTCTTCAGTCCCGCTTCGATGTATTCCAGCCGGGAAGGTTCGCGCCAATCCTTCTTCGTTGGGAATAGGAGAACCCAGTAGTTGTCAAGCTGGAACAGCATCAACTTCCCCGGTGCAAGTAGTCCGCGTCGGCAAGCTGATAGATATGCAAGGGGCATGGTGTCCGGGAATCTTTGCTTAAACGCCAGCGCAAGTCCTTTTCCCATCACGCCAACCGTATTCACCGGGTTCACGATAGTTTGCGCATCGCTGGAGAATATATCCTCATTGACATATCGTATCATTGTTTTTCTTTTCCTTGCGCTTGATTATTTTTGAAAGGGCAGACATACCCTCATTGAACTCTTTGGCTTCGTCGCTTCGATTCAATTCCAGAAAAGAAGTTTTCATTTCATCGAACCATGCGGCGAGTTCGGCTTCATCCCAGCGGTATACAGCGTTTGCAATACCGAGAAGCAACCACCAAAGAAAGCAAAGCAAAACCTATGTAAAGAATATGAACCCCAGTATAAACCCTTCCATTCTTGTTCCCCTTTTTTTATTAAATGCGAGCGAGATACCGGAGTTGAACCGGCACTAAATGATTGGAAGTCACTCGTGCTGCCATTTACACCAATCCCGCATAACTCGCGCTTACTTTTCCATTTATCAGTCGCAGCACAAACCGCATACCCTTGCTCTTCTGTAAGGTCTGCGGAAGTTTAGCGCGAACCCAATGCGACAAACATTTCGTGCAGGGCTGAGTCCTTGACCCTGCGCACCGCTATCTCCAGCCGTTGGAAGCTGGTGGACACACAGCCGATTAAACTGTAAGCGGCAGCGACACTGGTTTTGCGAAAGCCAGCAAACTCTTACCATAAGGCGTTATAGATTTCCTTTCAGCACATCGCTCCTTGCGGGATGCAGAGCTTGCGGGCTCTTACGGTTGCACATACTTGTACTTTCTCACATGTCGCCTTGCGAGCTTCATGCGTGTCCATCTTATTCAGGACAATAAGTCGCTTGTTTCCTTATGGTCGCACACACTTTTGCTTTCTTCTTAAATATCAAAAGTATGCTCTCTTTGATGCTGATTTTTCTGAACGACAGGGTATGCGTCTGACCATGCGTATCTTTTGGATACGCCCCAGTCACCGCCGTCCTGCAAGGCTTGCTATCGCCCCTCTTCTCAAAGCGCACCATGCTTTCGCAGTTCGATGCTTTCTTTGAGATATGCACAGCGCTTGCGCTTGCGACGCTCACACCATGTATCAACTCGGACATCACGCATTTCTGCGATATAGCACTCACTCCCAAATGCCTGTCCCGCCATTCGCTCACCGATCGGCTCCGCGAAGAAGGCAGAATATATCCGATATTGGTTTTCCGTCAAGCTGTCCGAAGGCAGCCGCACACAGGAAGATAATCAGCGTCTCCCCTGATATGCTTTATACGCATCACTGCGCTTATCTTATTGACCCGAAACCAGCCAAATACTTGTGCGGAGGCAGGACTTGAACCTGCATCTGTTGAGTATGAGTCAACCCGGCTTCCTTTACCATACACTCCGCAATATTGATGCGGCGGCTCGGTTTTGAAAATGCACACCTTTATCTCACCGATGACCACACCGCCGCCGTGTGCCTTACCAATTCCCTGCGTCCACCACGAGGTCTTTGCTCTTCCCGCAAAAAGGGCAAATCACAGCAATGCAATTCTCAACCCCAGTCCCAGCAATCCGATAATCAAAAACGCCGCTGTTCTCGCAAGAGTGCCAATGTGCCTTCCGAAATTCTTTGTCATTTCTGCTCTCTTCTTCTGAGAAGATATACAGAGAACGCTCTTGCAGTTCTCGAATCCGCTCGTCACGTTTGCGAATTTCATCCTCTTCGTTGTAAGCATTCAGCGTTTCGCGCAGCGCTTCGCACTCTTTGTTTAGTTTCTCATACATGTCCTTCATGCCCGACAACAAGTCTTCAAACGAATCCAATCCCGGAACAATCATCGTGCTGTTCCTCCTTAAAAGAAATCTTTATCCGGCTGTTACGGTGCGCCCACAGAGTGCACACGCTTGACTTCCACAATTGGGTCTGCTCAGTTGGCGTCACACCAGCTTTTATCCCCCATAAAGACTTTTGTCGGGCAGACCCCTGCGGCGGCTCCCACTCCGCCATGACTTGCAAACATTACCACACGATAGGGGACGTCGTGCCAAGTCCCGTTCTTTTCAAAGTGCCCGATAGGAATCTACAAACACAGGAAAGTTCCCGTCGTTCGTTTCGTTCACCAGATACATTTCATTGCTGAAAGTCGATGCCGCATACATCATTCCCAGCAAGGACTTTGCGTCTACCCGGAAGTTCCCCGTTGCGTTTTCCACCACATACGCTTCATCTCCCGGCAGATTTCCCATCTGTGCCGTGAATACCGCCACCTGCGGTGTTGTCTCCAGTCTGATATGCGCTCTTGTCATTTGCTTCTCCTTCTCCCTGTTTATCAGGATGTATATCCGTAATGCTCCATTAACTGCACAATATTGTGCCTCCCCACCGGGTTCATTGTGTGGACAAACACATTCACCTTGCGCACGTCATGCTCCACAATGTACTTCGCGATGTCGTACCCCGTTTTCTTTTCCCCAAGATCATGGTCAAGGTCGATGATAAATGATTCGTTCGTTTCCGTAAGAAGGCGAATTGCGTCAATCGCCGCCGCGTAAGTACGACAGATAATTACCGCGTACTTATCTCTGTCCATCTCCGGGACAGGGCGTTCATCGTCCACCCAGACATACCACATTTTCTTTTTCGCTTTGCCAAAGTCCATTGATATTTCCTCTGTCTTAAAAACGCGGGGAAGTCATCGGTATGCGCTTACCTCGTTCACCCGTCAGAGCGTTGCGCACTCTGCTCCATGCTGGCTGCTTTGCGTGGTTCGCGAATATGCGAGCGTCTGACGTCACTCCCAGTTTATCGGGGAACGCCGAGCCAGCAATCATAGCCGACTATTTGTTTTCCGCCGTCGTAGGCGACAACGCGAACGATAGGATTCGAACCTATGGACGGTTGCCCGTCAGCGCATTTCAGGTGCGCCGCCATAAACCAGACTCGGCCACATTCGCAAATTTCATGTCGGCACAATCGTTTCAATTGCTTCGTCGGGAATATAGTCCATGTTTGCGTCGTAAAAGGCAATCTCGTTATCATCCATCAGGATGCAGTTGATGTAATCCATCCCGTACAGCAGCCCTTCTTTTGTCTCCGTCGGGCTGTATTGTGGGCAAAGCTCTGACGAGATCCGACACCGCACTCCATCGTAGACAAACACATTCTCCGTGTTCACGACTGCACGCGTTGTTTTCTTCACATGGCCTTCGTCTATCAGCTCTTGATACTTTTCGGCGGGAGACAGCTTCCGTGCTTTCGTATAGGGCTGTTTCTCGCAAAAGCATTTCTTTCCTTTTGCAACCGCTGCTTCCGTTACCGCTGAAAGAGGGAGTTCGCGCTGTGGTATCTGTCTGTGCTTGTAGTAGGATTCCATTCCATCACACAAGCCAAACAGCAGATAGTAGGCAACGCCTGACAAGAAATACTTTACACGCGCTTCTCCTGATGTCTTGCTGTCCTTATCGCTAATCCAGTTATCTTCGCACTGGTCTTTCCATTTGGCAATAAGACTTTCCGCGACCTTCTACCGACGCTGAATTACTGCATCGTAGTTGTCCTTCCCTCGAATGCTTGGTGATAGCGCGTAGAACGTTTTCCCGTTCGGCTGTCGTATTTTACAGCGTACCGCCATCATCTCACCACCTGTTCCCCATCATGATTACTCTTCAAAATCCCGCAGCAGATATGTCTCCGGCACAAGCACATATACACAGTCACACGTCTGCATCATACTCTTCACCCGTTCGCAAAAGTGTACAGCCTGTGCGTCAGGGCGCATATACGCATAGCTGACGTCTGAGCCGCACGAACTCCACAGGTCAATCGCCCGCTGTGCATCCGCTGTTTTCTCACCGAACACAAGCCCTACCTTTAGGCAACCGGGGATTTCACCCGGAAGCGAAGTTGCTTTCACTTCCGGGCATCCACAAACTTTCTGTATTTGGGCAAGGAAGCGGGAATCGACATAAGATTCCGGTTCTTCCCCAAACACCTTATACCCATGTCCAACTTCCAGCCAAACGCTCATATTTATTCCCCTTTAATCTCTGCGTTATAAGCGACAGCTTCCTGCTCCAGACGCATCCGCTTCGCCATCGCCCGAACCTTGCGACGGCGGTTGCGTTCCTCTCGTTCCCGATTCTCCTGCCGCTTCTTCTCAATCTCCGCGTCCTTCTGCGCTTGCAGATACGACTTTTGGTGCACATCGACTTCCTTATGCAGCTTCGCCGTTGTCCCGTACAGCTTCTTGCCAAGCGCAGACAAGTACGCCAGATACGGGTCATCATACGCTGCATCATCAGGAAGTTTGACTGCCGTTGTCGTTCCATCTTCCCACGCAACAACCGTCACACGGCCAGAACGCTCAATGCACTTCGGTTGAGGGATGGAACGCGGTTCCGCAGTAAGCGCTTTGATCACGATATTGGAGAGTCCTTTCCCGGCCAAAGGCTCGCGAAAAAGAACGATGCCGTTCGCGTCTCGAACATTTCTATACCCGTCAATATAAATTTCCCCATCGAAGAAGTCATTCGCCAACATTATCTTATGCCTCCTGTGCCGGAACTGTGTACAGCGCCTTGTATTCCGCCACGACACGTTCCAGCTCCGGCGTGCGCTGATACTCCCACACGTTCATCGCATCATCGCTCTTGTGCTGACCGCACGCAACAATCTTGTGTGCATAGAGGAACTGTTCGAGCTTTCGATTTGCCGTTTCAAAGATACCGTTCACATTAGCCATTTTCTATTCTCCTGTTCTTTATCTTCCAATTCTGCTTTGCTTGCTCCGCGAGTTTTTCCACCGCGCGGGAAAACAGTTTGTCACATGTTTGTACCGACACCTTTCTCTCCACCGCAATCTCCTTCGAGTCGTATCCGCTGCGTTGCATTTCCAATACAGCTCTTTCGGATTTCGTCAGTGGCGTTTCACGAATCAGGCGGTCAAGGTCTGCATACATGCAGATGAGTTCTTCCATGTCTTCATGCACCCCTATGCCGTGGTAAGTATACGGAGACGCAATCAGCGCCCGTAACACCTGCACGTCATTCAACGGCGCATAGGATAAGTCGATGGTGTCAATCTTCAAGTTGTACCACCGGATTTCTCCTTGCCCTTCTTGCCTACGGCTCGAAGTGTCTCGTTCTCCTTGTCTGCCTCTTCCAGTGCGTTCTGCAAGGCTTCCATATCCTTCTGCAATCGCTCATTCTTGAGCCGCTCTTCCGTAAGTTCTGTTTCAAACTTGAACGCCTCCAAAACGTCATTCACGTTGTTGAACAGCACGTTCATGAGCCGCTGCTTCATCGTCGCTACGCCGTTTCCGCTTCGCAGCGCACTGTCGTAATGATTCTTCGCGGCGGTCACATCCGCCACCACATTCTCGTTCTTCACTCTCTTGTCCTCCGTTTCAATTACTGCGAAAGAAAACTAACTTCCGTCCGGTTCTTCTGCGCATAGGCTGCAATTCGCATCGTTCCATGCAGGTCATATGTTACAATGTACATCACTTTGGCATGGGCGTCCGATTCCTCTTGAGGCGCGTCAAGGAACGACACAGAGAACATGCCGTCACTGCATTCGCCATGAGCGCTTGAAATTTTCGCGCCATACTTCTGCTCGATATACGCCTGCGCAAGTGACACAAACTCCGAATATGTTATCGGCCGAGACAGGCTCAAAGTGTCCTTCTCTGTCTCGGATGCAGGGACATAGATTCGCGCATCTCTATTTTTTCGCATAGTTTGGGCAGGTGAAGAAATCGGTGCCGCCGTCGCAGAATTTGGGCAGGTTGTTTTCTCCGACTGACTGGGTTTGTGTTCAGTTTCATTTCCCGGCAAGCTGTCCAGCAATGACTGAATGCCGTCGCAAAGTTCAGAAATCATTTCGCGGATGTCGTTCTCGAATTGACTCATGTGCATTCTCCCTTCAAATTTTTGCGAAGCGAACTTCTGGTTGTTATAAGTGCGCTCGCTCCCGTCGCAGTTCCGGCTTTCTAAAAATATTTTAGAACTTTTTGCACAATTTGTACGCCGTCATCCTGCAAACTCTTGACAGCGTGTCCTCCGCAATGTATACTTCTTATAAGACACAAGGAGGAATCACAATGCACTACGCAGAGCAGTTTGTCATCAACACATTGTCTCGTCACCCCACTGCCATCAAGCGCATCTCACTGATAGAGTCCCATCGTGCCGAACTCGAAGCAGACGGCGAGTGGCCTGACTGGTGTGCCTTACCAATGGCGGCAGTATATTCCGTGCTTTGTGAAGAGTACGGACAGGAACGGCTGACGATAGACACCGTGAAAGACCTTGCTCCATTGACTGCCGCATATATCTGGCGGCGAGAAAAACAAATCTTTTCTTTCGACGAAGACCTCTTTCAAACGCTCATCAAACAGCCGTTCGAGGGGACTCTCCCGTCAGACGTTCTGCTTCGTCTGCCAGTTCCATGCGTCTTTGTTGATATGCCGTTTCTGATTTCCGAAAATGATTACAGTGGATTCTTCGCGTGGGTTGAGTACGACAACGCTAACAAATGGCGCGAGCTTCGTCTTCTCTTCATCAGTGAAGATGGTGCTTGTGCCAAGTCAACCCCATGTCCTCTTCTCGATACATTTGATAACTCACTTCTGGCGCTTGAGGAATCCGCGAAACGAAACACGCCCGAAGACGTCAATATCGAGGACTACGGTCTGGATAGCATACGCAACACCGTCTCCCATATCATCAACGTTCTTCTATACCTTTGTGCAGAAGAACCCGATTACGACCGAAAACCGCGCAAGGCTTCCGCAAAGCCCAACTACATCGCGGACAAGCCTCCCCGCAAACTGTCCTACACCGTCGTCGGGCAGCGCATCGGGGCAGTTATCCGAAAAGGAAACGCAGAAGTCAAAGAACGCAATGCGCGTACCAATACGCAGGAAGGTCGCTCTCACGCCTCCCCTGTCGCGCATATCCGCCGCGCCCACTGGCATCACTTCTGGACAGGCGCACGGGACAGCACTGACCGGAAGCTCATCCTGAAATGGATACCGCCCGTGTTCGTCTGCGGGAATGAGGAAATCGTCACAACCCTGCATCGGGTCAAATAAACACACGCCAACATCACAGGAGGAATACAGATGGACATAGCCACGTTGATAATCATCCTTGCCGTCATAGTGGACATCATTCTCGCCGTACAAGCCAGTGTGGTTGCCAACGATAAAGGCTACGACACTTCCCTCTATGGGTGGCTTTGCTTCTTCTCCGGCGGACTTGGGCTTCTTCTTGTCATTGCACTCCCCAATCAGGAACTTCAGCACACTTCGGAGAAGATCCTTCTGGAGCAGCAAAAGGCAAACGAGCTTCAGAAGAAGACAAATGAACTTCTCGAAAAACTCATCGGCACTGACAGCCTCCCTGCTTCCGATGCTCCTACCGCTGAAACAGCCGAGGACACGCCGCCCGAAGAATATCGTCCATTCGACGGCAGTAAGTATTGGGTTTGCCCGAAATGCAAGCGGATGAATGCCAACATACTCGACTACTGTTCACAATGCGGTGAACACAAGCAATAAAATACACATCAGGAGGAAACACAGATGGAAATCACGCTTATCATCATCCTTGCCGCCATCGTTCTCGATGTTGTTCTTGCCGTCAACGCAAACGTCGCTGCCGTTGCAAAGGGCTACGATGGTTCTCTCTACGGTATTCTCTGTTTTCTGACAGGCCCATTAGGACTAATTCTTGTCGCCGCGCTTCCTGACCTCACGGCACAGGCGCAACAGAAGTTGCTTCTTCAAGAGCAGAAGAGAACAAATCTTCTTCTCACTGCCGTTGCGAATGGGCAACCCGCTCCTGAATATTCCAACGCAAGTGCCTCTCTGCCGACTGGAAAAGCTGCTTCAGAAGAACCAACCAGCTACACCTCCAACGACGGCGAAAGCTGGCCGTGGACTTGCAAGCACTGCGGGCATGTGAACAACGAAACCGACATGCTCTGCGCTCAGTGCGGCAAGCACAAGTAATTTCAACATATCGGAACCGTGGGTCTGCCAACATTGTGGGTACACCAACGAACCGAACCATCTCTTCTGCCTCAATTGCGGTGAACCGCGTCAGCCGGAAGAGCAGAAGTAATCTCCATCGAGGAGTCGGTGAAATGCCGACTCCTTCTTTTTGTCCATGTTTCTGGAAGAAATTGCCTGACCCACCCCCTTATAATATAATAAAGATATAGCTTATAAGATAATCTCTATCTTTCTTTTCTTTACGACGGCTGATTGAAAAACTTGAATATGACCGTACTCTAATGGTGACTCTGTGAATCGCGGAGTCATCGTTAGGCTTCAGCCTTTATAGACAACTTTCGATTTATTGCAAGAAGAAACCGCTTCACAATCGCACAGAGACAAACCCGCTATTGCGTTTGTCTGAAAATGCAGTAACACCGCAGAGTTTTTGATGCTCTGAGCGCTTCCAGCGGTAAAGTGGGATAATTCCACCTCCGAAGCCAGAACGCCTCAGAGTAATCAAAACCCTTGTAAAGTTATTAAGAATTTCAGACAACCTGAATTTGTTGCTTTCAACACAGGTAACATCGACCGTCACTCATCGAAGTTATTCAAACGGTCATCGTTGTCCCAACTGCCATGTGCCGCAGTCACTTCACCGTCTCTATCTTCTGCTGTTCAGACCGCTTCTCCCGCCACACGGTCATATATCGACAGAAACGCCCTTCTGAGGCACTCCAGCTTCGGGATGAGTAAATCCACTACCGCACGTCCAGAAACGCTCAGAGCGTTCTCCAGTACGTCTCTACAATGCTGTTCCAGACATACGCCTGACCGCGCTCCAATCCGTCAGTGTCCCCACCGCCATCACCGTCAACGTAAAGCCCCTTCGCCCCGAACGTAAAGCAGCGCATCTCAAAGCCATGCCCTGTCTTCCACCACGGTACTTCCTCCATCCTCTTTTTAGTTTCAACGTATACTTTACCGTCTGTTGAATTGTCATGTTCGATTTCTGGATAGTTGGGAACATCCGGGAATCTCCGCGAAATACCGCACCTATCATTCATCGAAATCAGTCCTATATATTAGAAATTATATCAGTTAGAGGTTAAGAACTTGAGTCTCTTTAGAAACTAATGCTTTATTAAATAATATATATCATATATAATACTTTATTATAGCTTTAGTGCATAAGAGTTCTATATACAAAATAGCCTAAGCACATAATACAGCTTAGGCTATTTTATACAACAGATAATATATATAAACTTTATTATAGATATAGTGTATAAGGGTAATAGGGTTCTAATAGCTTTAGCTTATAATATAGCTTAAGACTTAGTAGATAGAGTTCTATTAGATAAAGCTCTATTATAACTTCTATTTTTAAGAGAGATAGTTCCCTTATACACTATATCTCTTTTTGTATATATTGCACAATATAAATATATAATATTATACAATATGTAGAATTTAATACTATTTGTCTTAAAAACCCATCTTTCATTGTATATATAAGTTAATAGAGAAATATATAATCCACCGAACATAAGTTATGCCGTACCAAGGATAAATAAGACATAGGTCTTCAATAAGCTCTGTCTAAGCCCCATGACTATTGCGTCCAATAGCCATAGCAATTTTCCACGGTTCAATACATCACTCATACCCCCATATCAAATCAAACAGTCACCAATTCCGCAGCAAACCACAAGCATTCAACAGACTGTGCAATGATTCGTCCATCAGATAATCCGGCGGGTAAGAATCCGTTTTAAGCATGGCTGGAAAATAACCTACGAGAACTGTGCTGTGTTCATTTTGATTCTGGGAGAAGTACAGATGACTGGTATAGTACAATCGTCGCTGGTGAATCTGAATTAGACGTAAATGCCCATTTTGTACAATTCGCGTTTATAGGCATGTTTCTATATTTCCAGACACTGGCATTTACCATTCATTGACATTTTCCGCTTTTTGTATGAAAGCGCTTACATATTGTATAATTATTCTTTTCTATTCTTTTCCACCTTCACCCCCTTTCCCCGTTCATCCGTTCCGGTTATTGACTGCTTTTAGTTGTTTATGATTTTATATCCATTATTGTTTAGTATTGCTATATTTTTTGTTTCATCCAGCTAAACAAAAACAGTTATGATTTTACACGTAATTTTAACTTAAATCCTATTGATTGTGTATGCTTTATCATGCTAAAGTCTACTACTTTGCTGTGTAATGGTGATCCTGCCGTCTCGGTTCGCCTTTTTCTTCCATTTGATAGAATTATTTCGTTTTCGCTGTTTTACGAAAATTTTCGATGAATTGACCGCATTCAATTGTTGTCTGTCCGCAAATGTAGGAAAATCAACCGTTCGCGGATATACCAACGAAAACGATTGAAAACAGCCTTAAAATCGCTTGCAGCCAAGCCCCTATACTTATATGATCCCCAGCCCAGATGGCAGTTATAAGCGATTTGCGCTATTTTACCAGTAAATAATGCGTGATATTTTAACCAAAAAGGTCAAGCTACATTATTATATACGCGCGCGCATGAGATTCCTTTTCTTTCCATGTTAGTTATTCTATATTTGAAAGATTCAAATGGAAAATATTGTGTTCGCTTCCTTCCCCAGCGCCATGATCATATGGCGCTGGACAGTATGGCGTGATCCCTACTATTATATGACGGATTGCAGCAGGTTCGCTTTTCTAATATTTCCCATTTGATAGGAAATGGTCTAACTCAAAAAATCCTTTTTCAAGCCGTTCGTCTTTTCCGCTTGTTTTTGGTGATCCCCAGTGCTGATCGTTCGTCCTCAGAGGCGAACGTTTCACGGCTATTGATGAATAACATACGTTATAAAATAAAGTCCTGAAAAAATCGCAAAAAAATGCGAAAAAGGGCTTGCGCAAATCACAAAGGCGTGATATAATTAAAATCACAAAGGCAAGCAAGCGCAAGCAAGCAAGCCCTTGCAGGGCGACGTGGCAAGCCCCTGCCAAGCATAGCGGATAACATCCGCGGATATGCGCGGCGGATTACAAGCGCGGTATACCGTGGCTGTAGCCATGTGTACCTTGACAACTGCAAATTGTAACGCAAAAAGTGCGTGACCAGCATACAGCCCGCCCAAAAAATGGAGGGCTGAAAGATGAAAAAAGTTTGTGCCGTCGGTATGTTTGTACTGGTTTTCGTCGCCGGTCTGATGATCGGCTTGTCTGAAAATGTCAAGCCCGATCAGTTGCAAGTCTACACCCGTACTGGGGAAACTGTAACCATCGAATTTCCCGATGGTAATATTTACAGCTACAACTAACGAACGTCGGGCGGGCTGTATGCTGGTCATGCGCAAAGGGTCTTTTCCGCCCCCAGTCTATCTGTCAACAAAAACGACTGATTTAATGGAGGAATTGAAAAATGGAAAAGAAGTTTAACAACATCGAATTGTTGTCCGTCATGACCGCCGAGGAAAACACCCAGACCGTCGAACGTCTCGGCGTTGCTGCCGACACGGCGAAAACCGATGCAGACAAGACCACCCTGCGTGAAATGGTTGCACGGGAAAACTCTGCCCTTTTTGCCAAGTACGTCGCTAAGCATGGCGTGCGTGCCATGTTTGCCGCCGACTACGTCAAGGGCTATTTTGCCCTTGCAAAGTCTGGGGAAAAGAAGGCAAGCCACGGAAACAAGGCGATCAAGCCCGAATCCTGCTTGTATGAGATCGTGGCGAAAATGCCCGGTGTACAGTCCGCGCTTGAAAATGCACGGTACACCTTTGTTTGCTATGCCTTGCAGGTGAAGTGGGAAAAGTTGGACGAAGGCAGACTGTCTGAAATCCGTCAAATGGTTCGCACTAAGGACGGCGTGACCTATGACGAGGTAGAACGGGTGAAGTCTGTCGTTTCCGGCACGGACGAAGTGTCTGAAAACGTCGCTTGTTTCTCCAAGCGCGGGTGCAAGCGTACGCTTGAAAAGCTGTTCACTGCGATCTTCGGCGACGACGCGCCCGCCATGCGTTCCAACTATGCAGACGCGATCCTCCAAAATATCTGCAAGATGAATTTTGGGGAATACGTTTTCGCCCAGTCTGCCCGCGACTTTTTCAAGGTCTGCCTGCCGGTTCTCATGGCGGCAGCGCGTGGAACGGATGAAGTCAAGGCGCGTGCAAAGCGTCTTGACGAAAAGGAAGCAAAGCAACGCCGTTACAACGGAGAAAACCAAATTTGACCCTTGCCCCTGTTCGCTGGGGGCGGAAAAGACCCTTTGTCAAGCGCACTAAGTAGCGTGTCGTTTCCAGCGTTCCCCTGTGCGTCTATTCAGGCGTTCCGGGTTGCGCATGGTGTGTGTTTGCTGTACCCAAAAATCAACCAGCATTACGAAAATCAGTCTGGTGAGTACGGGCGCGGTCTGCCGTCCATGCTATGCCCTACAATCGTCTGCATCCCTTTACGGGCGCACTGTATCACTGGGCGACTCCCGGCACGTTGTTAGACGGAAGCGGTCAACACTGCCGGCAGGAATTGTGTAGCACGTTGCGCGAATGTTTTCAGATTCAGGGTACACTGTACCCCTGTGCAGAAAAATTTGCGGGTAGTGTCGTGTCATTCTGTCGCGAATCCCATCGCTGACATGCCCTTAGAGATGTTAGGCAGTTTTCGCACTGCAAGATTCTTGCTTGACGGGTTTCTGTTGCGCTTAGGCGCGGTACATAGCAGACAAACGGGGACGGGCGCAAGCCTAAGACGCACTACACCGGAATGCAGAATCTGGGCATGAGTGTCTCACGGGGATAGTTTACCCCTGTGCGCCTCAGACGTGACAACTACATTCGCGGGGCTGTATTGCAGTGCAGCCAAAGTACCGATCGTGGTATTGGTTTATACCCGCCCGCAAAGGGACAAGTCTACCCTAATCGGCAGCCTTGAAGAATGCGGGCGACGTCTGCCAAAGAAGCACAAAGCGGACAGCTATGCTGTCCCTCGTTCATGCCAAAGGACGGACAGAAGGCTTCTGGGTTTGGGCTATAAATGCCCCGCCTCAAACGGCACGAGTGTACCACATTGATCGGTGAGTATCCATAGGCAAGGGGCGCGGTCTGTCTATCTCGTCCCCTGTCCTTGTATGCATCCGGCATTGTCTGCCGATAGTGTCTGGATGTATACAAAGACAGTATAGCACAAAGTGGCTATATTGTCAAATAAAAAAAGGAGGCAACGACCATGAAATTGTATCGTTGCATGAATAAAAAAGAGTTTAATGAGGCAGTGGAGCTTGGTCTCCAGATGCACTGTCTCAAGGGCGGGTCGTTCTGTTTCTTGCCGGAAAATATTCCGGCTGGGGACGGGGCGACTATTACCCCTGCGGATGTACTCCCGTGCATCCGCGATGGGGAAATTCTCGTGGAGTTTGAGGCTCCCGACGCAATGCTTCCCCAGCCCGTGCTGGGCAGCTATGACAACCCATTCGCTGAGGAGGACGAGTGGGGGTGCATTCCGGGCTTTATTGTCCCGGAATACCATCTCCCGGCATACAACTGTCGGGACTTTGTGCCCCTGCGGTACTCCATATGGAGGGGGGAGTGGTATAATATCAATACCGCTCCCTTCACCGACGCGGCGGAGGAGGAATGAAGTCTCCACCTCGCAGGGCTAAAAAGGGGCGCTTGACCTACACCCTCATTTGTAGTGAAAGGATAGCCCATTGGCAAAAGAGTCATCTCATCCGGGATGGCTCTTTTCATATGCGGAAATTTCATGCCGAAAGTCTCCAATGCGGAAATTTTTGAAATTTCACTAATGCGGAGATTTTCGGCTGGTTCCTATGAGCGCCCGTGTAATGCGGAAATTCTTGCGGAGTTTCTGTAATGCGGACGTTCGCAAGAGCCAATGCGGAATTTTGCAAATTCTCCAATGCGGAATTTTTGCAATGCGGCTCTACGACTACCGCCAATGCGGAAAAATAAGGAGGAGGAAAAATGGGGAAGAAAATTGAGGGCGTTCGATTCCCCGGCGATAACGTCATGTTGCAGTACGTCCTGTGTATGGACGGCAAGTGCAACAGAGAAATCTGGGTGGACGTCGCGGAGTTTAAGCGTGGCGTCCGAAAATTTGGCTACTCCCCGTGCACGAGAGAAGCCGAAAAGGTCAAGCTGTCTCCTAAGCAGGAGGCGCGTGTGTCTGCGTATTCGCAAGAGTACGCCCGTTTCCGGGAGGACTTTCGCAAATACAAGGAGGCTTTACGCATTGCGGAGGACGCAAAACGCAAGCTGAAGGCGGAGTGCCCGACGTTCTATGCGCAATTTGCAGGGCGTATAGATGCGGAAATTGTGCCTTGACTTCTCCCCTCCCCTATGGTAAAATCATCTGGGGAGGGGGATGAGAATGGCTAAACATATCGCCATAATGAAATACATCAAGGCAAATTATGAGCCTGTGATGTTAAGAGTAAAAGGAGATAGTAATATTGCGGAATCAATTGACTATGCGGCGCATAAAAGCGGAGAGTCAAAGACAGAATACGTCCGCAATGCTCTAACCCGCAAACTCACCAAGGACGGCTTCCTACCGCCCAAAGCAGAATAATTGAGGGGAAGGAAAACCTCACAAACCAGAAATGGAGAAAGCTATGTTGTGGCCTTACGCCCATCCTGTTGTCGCCTTGTCAAAAGAAGAGTATGATCTCTTTGTGGAGCAAGGAGAATGCTACACACCGGGGTGGCGTCTCATCAAGGTATTAGACCACGATGAGAAGCCAAAGCTGTTGGCGACACGAACTGTCCCGTGGACTAACCGGGGCGACTGTGTAGAAGTCATCCGGGACTGGTACAAAGGGGAAGCAGAATAAAATAACAAGGCATGGAAAGGCTATCTTTTGCGGATAGCCTTTTTCTTATGCGGAAATTTTCAAAAAAACGCTGTGCTATCGGCAAAACGGGCAGAAGGAGAGATTATTATGAAGGTTGAGTTTACGGAGGAAATGAAGCGGCACATCTGCATTGCGGATGCTCCGAACGTCCGTCGGCTGATTCGCAAGATGGACAATGAGGCCACAGACACGGCAGATGATTACGCCCTGAGTGCCGCAAATCTGGTTGCCCGGATGCGGCATTCTGGCATGAACCCGAAAATCATTCGGGCGAATGCGGAAATTTCGATGAACGCCCGAATCAACGACCGCTATTTTGAGGGATCAGGGCGGCTGGACATCTGGATTAACTTCGTGGCGCAATACTATGATGCCTTCTGTGTTGGCGGTGCTTATCTCTCGGACATTTGGGAAATTTGCATTAACGACACAACAGATGCGGAAATTTATAAGCAGATGTTCGTCCGCTGGTTCAAGGAGGAACGGTGAGATGATTGAGCAAAAGGCGTTGCGCGGAATCGCGTCATACATTCTGTGTATGATGAACGCATGGATGAACGACTTCCACACTGACCCGGAAAATCTTGGCGCTATGCATGGCGCAGAACAAGCTCTCATTCTCTCTGGGCATATGGTGCAACACGACATGGACAAACTGACGGTCACGATTGACAAGGAAGTGTACACATACAAGGACTTGTGCACGGAGGAATTGCCTTTCTAAGAAGGTCAAAGAAAAATTAAATCAGGAGGGACAAACCACGATGGAACGAGAGGTATTCTGCACAATCAACCATTACGGCAAGAACTGGGATGTTGTGGCGTTTGAAAAGCGCTACGATGTCGAAGGCAAGCCGTATTACGGCAGGTATGATGCCATCAATACGAAGCAGAAGAAGCGCCTGATGGACTGGTGCGCAAAGCAGCCGTGGAACATCCAGCGCAACGTTCTGCAATTCGTTCAGGAGGTGGAAGCCTGATGGAAGCATTTGAGATGATCGGGCAGGTGGTGTTCTTCTTAATCCTGCTGGTTGTCGTGAACATCTATGCGGAAATTCACCGATAAAGGAGGCAAGTCGAAACGGGAGCGGTTGTGCTCCCGTATGTGCGAACCGCCCCACGCACACTGATGAGACAGGGCAGAAAGGAAAAGAACAAACATGGAAGAGGCAACGAAACAGAAGTGGACAATGGCAGCCACGAGAGAAATTTCCCAGCTCCAAAACCTTTACGCTGATTACGCTCGTAACGTTGGCGTAATCTGGGAGTATGTATTCGAGAGGGCTATGAAGGTACAGGAGATGTATCAAGAAGACATCCTGTACGATGTGGTGGATGTGTATAAAAAGCTGTCCTATCTGGATGTTGAAGAAGGAGAAGAGGTAGAGCTATGTCAGGTCGGCATCCGCAGATGTGGTTTGGACAGTAAGAGAATGATTGAGTCTCGTGTTTATGCCTCCGAGGATTACATCGGCGGAATTTACAAGTTGACTGTTTCAAAAAAGTACGGATTGTACGTCTTCTGCTGGTACAGACTCAGAGAAGAGAAGTTTTAATGTTGGAAAAGGAGGCGTAACAAAATGAAAAAGTATGAACTGACGGCCGAAACAAAAGAAATCGGCGGTGTAACGCTGCATCGCATCCGTGCACTGATTGATATTCCGGAGCACGACGTGAAGGCTGGTGACTTGGGCGGCTGGATTGAGGCGGAGAGAAATCTGTCTCAGAAAGGCGCAGCATGGGTCGCTGACGAGGCGCGTGTGATGGGCGAGGCGTTGGTGATGGATTCGGCGTTGGTGATGGATTCGGCGCGCGTGACGGGAAAGGCGCGCGTGATGGATTCGGCGCGTGTGATGGGCACGGCGTTGGTGATGGGTTCTGCGTGGGTGACGGGCAAGGCACTGGTAACGGATTTGGCATGTGTGACGGGTTCAGCGTGGGTGACGGGGAAGGCATGTGTGATGGGAAAGGCGCGTGTGACAGGAAAGGAGCGTATGACGGGAAATGCGCTGGTGATGAAGTCGTCTGATTGCATCACCATCGGCGCAATCGGCAGCCGTGACGATACAACTACTTTTTACCGTGGCGCAGATGGGAAAATATACGTCTCCTGCGGATGCTTCAACGGCACGATTGACGACTTCGCTGCAAAAGTAAAGGAAGTCCATGCCGGGACAAAGCATGAAAGGACGTACTTGTTGGCAGTTGAGCTGGCAAAAGCGCAGATGAATGTTGAAAGTGAGGTGAACAAATAATGGAATTTATTATTCCCGGAGTGCTTGCGCTCCTGTGCCTGTTTGCACTGGCTTCCAATGGGGACTTGTGATTCCAAGCCCTTGACACTCCCCTACCGATATGGTAAAATATTAGCAGGAATTTGTCAAGGAGGAAGAAATCATGGCTAATAAGTGGGATACAACCGACAGTGGCAAGACTTATCACACAGATTATAACAAAGAGTACGATAAAAAGAACTTGTGTATCAGAGTAAACATTCGCAAGGATTCCGGAATTTTGGAAGCCCTCGATGAGGCTTGCCTTGTGAACAACGTTTCCCGTGTCGAATACCTCCGTCTTGCAGTCGCAGAGCGTCTGGAAGCGGAGGGGTATGAGACGGGATATAAGGCAGAAAAGTAAGGTGAATGTGATGGAAAAGGAGAAACTCATTTCTCAAACCACCGTCCTGTCTATGGGCTTTACGAAGTCCATGATTGACAAACTTCTGCCCGAACCAATCCTTAAGCGTAATCCGCGTTACGCATCATCATCCCCGATGAAACTGTGGAAGGAAGACGATGTAAAGGCAATCATGGAGACGGATGAGTTCAAAGTAATGGCTGCAAAATCTGCCGCTCGGAAGCAGGCATCCGCAAAAGCCGTAGAAACGAAGAGGCAGAAAGCAGAACTTCTCACGGATGAACTCATCAAGAACATCAAAGTAAGACGTTGGAGCATGGCCGTGTTGGAACGAAAAACACTGGACGATAAGGAACTGTGGAATCTCGAACACGGAAACTATGATATGCCGATGCCTGACGCTAAAACATTGGAACGCTGGATGGTGAATTTCATTCGTCATAATCTGTGTGAGTATGACGATAGCTTGGAAGAACTGTTTGGACTGGTCGGTAAAGATGAGTTATATCAACGGCTAAAATCCGAAACGCTTACAAGAATCGCGGAGGTATATCCAGAACTTGAAGTTGAGTGCAAGCGTCAGGCACAGTGGATGGAGTGCAAGAAGGAGGACAGCAAGCATGATTGATACCCAGAAGGCGCGTAAGGCGCTGACGAAATCGACGAGGAAATTTACGGACTGGTAAAGGACGAACAAGGATAACCGTCACCCGTCCCGGCAGTGACGAGGACAGCAAGGAGGAAATGCAAGAATGAACGCGCACAAAATCAGTATCAAAAAAGACGCAACCTATCTGGTTGACAAGGATTATTATTTTCCCGGTGACGAGTATGTTATCGACCTTGACAGACGAATAGAGGACGACCAGCCCGATTCTCTTATCTGTAGGATTGCACCGTGGGAGACGGCGGGCATTCCGCTGACGCTCGAAATTGCTATTTGCAAATCCGGCGAAATTGTGTTCCGCTCGTGGAATTGGAGCGGCTACGCAAACAACTATTTGCACACGTCGGAAACGCCGGAAACCTACACGGCGACAGACGCGCAAAAGGAGACAGTCGCAGGGCTGTTCTCAGGGCGCATCCGCTTCGACGGTTTGCGTCTGACCCCCGGCGGAACACTGCAAAAAGTCTGTCCTATCGACCTTGACGCAGAAGAAAAGAGGATAAACGGAAAGATTTTCCTTGCATAGACAACATTCGGACAAAAGGGCATAATACTTCGACGAAGAAGAATAAGGTGATGATAATGAGCGAATACCAGAAAATCGCCGACAAAATCAACAATACAGAAGATTACGCAAACTGTCTTGACGATATGCGAGCACTTTGCCATGCCGCAGGGATGGATGAGGAGCTTGCAAAGCGCCCTGATGATTCTGATTGGGTTTGGGAAGTCGCTTGGCAGGCAGCACAAAAGCTGGATGTTCATATTGATACGCCGTACTTTCACTTCTATGAGGATTTTCGCATAGAAGTGAAATCATCCGAAACGGAAGATGTACATGGCGTAAAGAGACATTACTCCTGTCCTGTCTTCTGGGCTGACGATTACTTTACAACAAAAGATAAATTTAAGCAACTCTCTGCTGTCTTCGACGAGGGTATGCGAATCGTTGGCGTGGAGAAGGAGCCAAACTATTTGATAAAGACTCACGCAGAGGCGGTACTGGCGGCAGATGAATTTGGAAAAGGCTGGACGTATCTGGATGAGTATGTCAAAAGTCTTGAAGTGGAAAAAATACACCTGCTACGTTGCCTAAAAGAGATTGATTTGTTGCTGAAAGAAGCATCAGAAGGGCAAGGATAATGGAGGATGTAAAATGGCACGAGCAATCGCGAATTGTAAGTGTGAGAAGTGCGGCGAAACATTTGAGAAAATCGCCTTTAAGTACAATCGTACAGAGGCAGACAAGTGGCAAGCATGGGCAGAAGAGAACTGCACTATCTGCCCTGATTGCTGGCGGAAGGAGACGCAGGAGAAGGACGCGGCAAAGGCAGCAGAAATCATTGAGCGCTTCAATTTGCCTGAAATCACGGGCAAGTCAGATAAGCAAATCAAATACGCCAGCGACTTGCGGAACAAGCTGCTGGCCCAAAAAGAAAGCGCCGAACGCCTTGCTGGAATCGTCCGGTTTTTGAATGATGAGAAGTGCAGGGAGGACGCAGCCAAGCAAGGCATGAGTATCGAGGAGTATGCGGAAAAACAAGCAGCCCGTGCGTGGGTGATAAACGGGAAAGCCCTCTGCATCATCTTGCGGACAGGCGAAGCGCGTGATATTATCGACGCATTGACAGGCTGTTAAGGAGGAGAATGCCATGAGCACACTTGATGCCGCCATCAAGGATTATCTTGAGAGTGCAAACAAGACCAGTGCCAGAGTATACGTTGTCGGACAGTACGATGTGGAAGTGAAGAGTCCTTTCCACGAGACTCCGGATGAATTTATCAAGATGGAGGAAACGGAACCATACTTCGACAAAATAGAGGAAGATCCTGATGTGCTTCTTGTCACAGAGAATCGCGAGCAAGCAGACAAGCTCTTTCATGGCAAGCACTCTGGATTCTATGTGACACCGGGCTGTTACGGGAAAATCCTGTATAGAAGCGGCTGGTTTCTCGGTGAGTACGATGTGCATATTGCCCAGGATGACGACGATAGTTATGCCTATGCAGAGGGCGACCTCGTTTATGATGAGACGAGCTGTTCAGATGCTCCGCAGGAACTTGACCTCGTTGATGAGTATCAGCTTCCCGACGAAATAAGCTGGGAAGAAGAGGTTGTCGCAAAGTTCAAAACATACAGAGAAGCCTACGATGCGCGAGATACAGCGCAAGCACATGCCGATTACGAATATAGGTACGGCGAAAGTGAAACCTTGCATGATTTCCATGTGAGGTAATTAACCGAATAGGCAACCATTGAGCCGAGCATAAACGCCCGGCTTTTAATTTACCCATCAAATCGAATTTAAGAAATAAGACGAAGGAGAATGAACAGATATGGAACGTGTTACGCAAGCTCAGATTGCAAAAGACCTCGGTGTTTCGACTTTTACCGTCAGTGCGTCTCTGAAAGGCAATCCAAAATGCGGACTGCGCCCGGAGCTGATGAAGAAAGTGCAGGAGTACAGCCTGAAGGTTGGCTACAAGAACACGAAGACTCTTTCTCTACATCACTTTAAGGATGTGGACGACCGCCGCCAGCATATGCAGATGCTTCGCGCCAAAGGCTTCTCCAACGCGGAGATTGCGAAGCTGACCGGGTATGCCTACAAAACCGTGCTTGACATCATCGGCTATCAGCCGCAGATCATCACGGCTGCTTCTTACAAGAAGGCTGGCGAAATCAACAAGATTCGCACTGCATATCGCCGAGAAGGAATGAAAGAGTACGACGAAAAGTGCCGCAAGATTCGTGCTTACAATATGAAGATTGTGAGGTTTGAGAAGAAGTTGGGAACGCTGCAAGCCGAAATGCGGCAGCTTGATGAACTCCGCAAGACGCTTCCGACTGATACAGAACTCGCAATCCATGAGCCGTATCGAAGTGTGGAATTATAATCCATGCGAACACATGAATGCCTAAACCGCACCTACAACAATAAAGGAGGAACCATTATGACCATTGATGTGTATCAGATTGTTACCGACCGAATCATTGCCCGTATGGAGAAGGGCGAAATCCCGTGGAAGAAGCCGTGGGTTTGCCTCGGAGGGACGAACGTCGCCTACAAGCGAGCGAATAAGGAGCCTTATTCCCTGCTGAACCAGATGCTTCTCGGCGAACCGGGTGAGTACGCCAGCTTCAAGCAGTGGCAGGAGGCAGGGGCGCACGTCAAGAAGGGCGAGAAGGGTTCCATCAGCGTATGGTGGAAAATCCAGAGCTACCCCATCAAGGACAACGATGGCAATCCGATGATGGGCAAGAATGGTCAGCCGATGATGAAGACTGTGCCCATCTTGAAGTACAACACAGTCTTTCACATCAGTCAGGTTGAACCCAACGACCCTGCCAAGCCCATCAAGCCGCGCATTGCTCCTCCTGATGATGTGCAAATGCCGAATGGCGCGACTCAAATCGCTAATGCGGAGAAATTTTTCTCCGATTACCGCACCAAGTACGGCATCGCCTTCCACAATGGCGGCGACCGAGCTTATTACTTCCCTGACAAGGACGAGATTCGTCTGCCGCTAATGGCGCAGTTCCGTTCTACCGGTAAGTATTACTCGACGCTTGCCCATGAGTATGTCCATAGTACCGGGCACAAGAGCCGCCTGAACCGCATCAGCAAAGCGGCAGCGTTTGGCAATGCAGATTATGGCAAAGAAGAACTTGTTGCAGAAATGGGCGCGGCAATCTGCATGAACATGCTTGGTTTGACGAACGAGGAAACCGAAACAAACAGCGCAGCTTACTTGCAGAACTGGCTCAAAGCAATTTGCAAAGACAAGCGCCTGATTGTTGATGCAGCTTCTGCCGCAGCAAAGGCAGTCAAGCTGATTTTCAACATCAAAGACGAGGACAAGGAGGACAATCATGGAGATTGAAATCAAGAAGGGAGAACGTTATATGCGGTTCGAGCAAATCATGTTTGAGGTTGGGCGAGTTGCACAGATGCTCATCGAAGTAGGGATTATCGCCTGCCCTGACAACGAAGAGCTGTTCAAGAAGTGTTATACATTAGCTGTCCGCTTTGAACACGATGTGGATATTCCTAACGCGGACAATCCTGATTGGGATTTTGAGACAGCATTCCTCTGCCACGTTGTTCCTGCGTTGATGGAACAATTCGCAGTCGGACAGGAGGCGCAGGCATGAGGAAAATCGCTTCCATAACGCAAAATTCCAAAGGTGTCTGGGTGATTCATGGGATTATCGGTCGCCGAATGTACTGTTTTTATAACAAGCAGATTGCAATGCGCAAGTATGCAGAGGAATGTCACGTTCTCCGCAAGAAGAAAGGGTTGATTTGATGAAGATGACCATCGCGTGCAGTGTTATGATACAACGCCCGTATCTTTGCTACGTTCGCGTCGATCGGAATGCTTCCGATGCAGAAATTGAAGAAATTGTAAAGAAAAAGATTCTCGAAGGACAGGAATCTGTGCTTGTAGAGGATAACGACTTGGAGATTGAAGAGCAGGACATCACACACGTCAATGTATCATACGAAGTTATCGGCGACGGAGACGAAGAGGAGGAAGAATAACGCATGTATTACTACGGCTATAAGGCAGACAACAACACCCCTTGCCGGAAACGCGCAATCGGCTGGGAGAAGCTGACGGAGACTGCATTCCTCGACCGCGAAAACATGACGGTCTATGTATTGTTGACCGAAAAGGGACTTTGCTTCCCGGTGAAAAGGTTCTATTGTGACCCGGACGAAATGTCTAATGCGGAGATTTTGGAAAGTCTTTCCAAGTATTCTTCACTGGATGCCAATCTGGTAATCGCACAGCTCAACCGCAAGATGTCGCTTGGAAAGTATTTAAGACAGCCTGAGGCGCTGACATACATCGAGCTTTGCCCTTCAACGCAGGAAGAGATTAAGCAGTATTTGGAATGGCAACATGCCCGTGTCGAAGAAGAGATGGCGGAAGAAGCGCGGCAAGAAGCAGAACGGCGCAAAAAGGAAGAGGAAGAAGAGCGTGCGAGAAAAGAGCGCGAAATGGAAGCCGTTCGCGAAAAGGTTCTGCACGGAGGTACTCTTGAAAAGGAAGAGTTCACCTATCTATTTGCAATTGCCGCAGAGGTTGATTACAAGATCCCTTTGCGCACCAAAGGCTGGCTTATCAAAGAGGAAGAAGACCGCAAAATTATTATCTACGAGGACGGCAAGGTCATAGTACGCTACGCTGGAAAGAAGACGAAGGCTACAATGCCACCGGTTGTATGTGAAGGAATCGTTGAAGAATATCGGAGGATTCACGCATGATTAAAATTTCAGATGGAAATTCTAAGATGGGCGTTGTCCCATCTTTTTCATTGCCAGCAGGTGTGACCTGCTCCCCTGAGGCTTGTCGGACATGCTACAAAGATGGCTGCTACGCCCGCAAGATTGAACGCATTCGTCCGAATGTTCACGCTGCCTATATGCGGAATTTGCAACTTTGCAAAGAAAACTTGCAGTTTGTGGAACAATATTTTATGTGTTACTTCGGAGGGCTGAATGCACCTCGTGTGTTCCGTCTTCATGTTAGCGGCGATTTCTTCTCTACCGAGTATTTCGAGATGTGGCTGCGTGTAATTGCGGCAAATCCGGGAACGCGATTTCTTGCATTCACGAAGCAAATAGAAATCATCCGCCCTTATCTGCACAAGCTGCCGAAGAATTTCTCACTCGTCTGGTCTGCGTGGACGGGCGTCCCGATTCCGCCCGATGTGATTGGCGTGCTTCCTGTTGCGTGGATGGATGATGGCAAAGAAAACCGAATCCCATGCGACGCAATCGCCTGTGCTGGTAACTGTGAATCCTGCGGCAAATGTTGGGCACTGAATGGTCGCGACGTTGTGTTTCATAAGCATTGATGTTAAGGAGGAATAATTATGGGTTATTACACGATGTATAGTCTTGAAGTCCTGCATATTCAGAACGAAGAAGAGTTCTCTCGTTTGCAGAAGTACATTCATGAAAACGAGACAATGGATTGCGTCTTCTATGACGGCACTTATTGTGATAATGCGGCGGCTTTCGGCTCGAAGGATGTCGCGAAGTGGTACGATCATACGGATGATATGATTGCCTTGTCGAAGGTCTTCCCGGATATGCAGTTCCGCCTGCATGGTATCGGGGAAGAAGATGATGACCTCTGGTATCATTACTTCCACAACGGCGCGGATGAATACTGCCCTTTGACATCGCAAAGACCTATCAATGTTAAATGGGACGGCAATTTGGGGTATTCTTCTGCGTCCCCTGAGACAGTGGTGGATGTCTGGTATGACAGAGAAGATATTGCGAACATGCTGGAGCGTCAAGGCATTGCAATAACGCCCGTCAATATCGACAAGGTTATTGAAGCGATGGATATGGGGAAAGTGGAAGAAGCAATGATGAATGTGTTTGAGGATTATGCCTACAAGCAGATTGAGAAGATTTCCGAATGCGGAAATTTTAATTAAGGAGGCGCGAATATGGGAAAGTTTTACAAGCGGATGGATGCTGATGAGTTTACCGCTTACCTGATGACGCTTAAAGTTGGGCAGCAAGTGGATTTTGCAGCCGGTATTATGGGAAATGATTATGTGGAAGTCCTGAATGATGATGACCTTCTGTACAATTGGTACTTTGCCAAGCGCATGAAGATTTCCAAATACTGCTCCAACTTCATCCTGATTGATTATGCGGGCGGCGAAGAGGCTATGGCAATTCCGCTGAACGGTTATTCTGATACGCTGGACGAGGATGACCGTGAGATTATTAGACGGCGAATTAAACGCTTCTTCTGTGATAATGATAGAATGGTTACTATTCAATACGTTTACGTTGAAATGGAAACGGAGGAATGATTAACATGGCGTACATGGCTTACATGATGACTGATAAGAAGGCGGTCAAGACAATCGAGAACTTTCTGAAGCGCAAAGACGCGAACATCAAGGGAGCACGAGTCTTTCACGATGAGAAGGGATGGCAATATATTTGCGGCTCGTGTATGGCGTTCCGAATGAAAGAGAGCATTGTTAATGACGACGACGATTTTCCGTTCATAATTACAGCTATCAAGAAAATCTTTGCGGAAAGGGAGGGCATGACTGACTTAATTCCATTCCCGGATGCAAAAGCGATGAAAGGATATATCGACGCTTCGTCTCTTAAAATGCCGCGCTTTGATTATGATTATCCCGGAGTTTCTGTTTCTGCGCAACTTTTGTTGGATGCTATGATGGTTCTTGGCTCAGGGACATTGTTTTACGGAGACAAGCAAAACCCTCTAAATGGGATTTTAGCAAAGAGTCCACGCGGTGAAGCTATTATTATGCCGTGTAGAAATTTCCCTATTAACGACATCAATAGTATGCGAGAACATCTTGAAGGAGATGACGACTTTTGTCTGAGACATTCAAGAAACACTCTTCAAGATGTGATTGATGATTACGAGATGGTGGTGTATAGCCGTGCGCAACAAGGGTTTACTCATGCTCAAGTTTACGAAATTTTGAAGGCCGCATATGAGTCTCTTGTACAAGTCTGCCTTGAGCAGTTGAAGCGTTTGAAAGTCAGCGAACAGAAAAAGGAAGAAGATGGCACAGATGCTGATGAAGATGCTGCTGGTTGCGGTTGTTAATCGCAACAGCTACGAGGCAGAAAATTCCCTTGCACCCTACGACGAGCTGAACGAAAACTATTTCTCCTTCGTCCCACTTCCAACAATTCGCACATCTTCTATGTGGGACTGCTTTGTTGCTGACCATTACAGATATGGCAGCTTTGATGCCTATCTGAGAGAGCAGGGGTTTGTATTGAGCGATTCCGGCGGCATCGGTAAGATGGAAAACACGAATGCTCGCTGGGATTGGCGTGTCCCAAATCGCAAATGCTATGACTTGTGTGACGAGCGAGATAAAAAGTTCCGTCTTCCAGATGCACTTGTAACACTCAATGGCACATGGGTGGATAATCCGTCCCAAACGTTGTGGCTGTCGCAGTTGCAGCAGAAGGATGCTCAATGTTTGACCTACTTCGTGTGCCATCCCAGCAAGTTGGAACTAAAAAAGGAGAATCAATATGGAGATTTTGATTGGGTTGATTGCATTGCGGTTAATCGTTGAGATAACAGAAGTATTGGGAGGTATGTAATATGGAGCGCAAAACTTTTTCCATCGTCCGTGAAGGTAAGACCTACGAACTCACGCCGGATGAGCTGCGTGAAGCGTACCACGTACAGCAGGACAACGTTAATATTGACGATGTTATAAATAATATTGATGAAACCACAGTGTTGGACTGGTATCCCGATGCCTCAGAAGAGGAGTTCAATACTATCGCCACTGCCGTAGAGGATGAGACAGTTATCGAGGAGATCGCGTGCCGATTTTACAATCGCTGTGATAATGACGATAGTTGGTATTATACTCTGCTGGATACCGCAAAGGAGGTATTAAAAGAAGTATTGGCTGAATCGCTTGATAAATGGCGAGAAAACATTCGGCAAAACGGTTAATTGTTGACGGGACAAAGGAGTCTGCAAGTGTCATGCAGGCTCTTTTTATTGCGGAAAGGAAGTGAACCGCGTGAAAACAGCACTTATAATCAGTGGGCGGAAACAATTGTCTGCAATGCGGCAATCCGCTCGCGACGTTATTATGAGGAGGCGCGAATCGCTGGCGAACAAGCCAAGGTAAGCGCCTCGATTAAGTAAAAATCTGGCTCATTATATAGAAAGGCGCAAATATTATGAATAAAGAAGCGTTGGAAGAGGTTTGTAGACTTGCAGCAGAGGGATGCGACGAATGGAGCGATATGATTGACAAGTTGCAAGCGATTCAAGGAAAAGTTGGCAAGGCTTTTGCACAGATGATAGAGTTCATGTGCCAACAAGGGCTGATTGGACGCGCTCATCCATTTTCCCTCGAAGAATTGAAGTCCTATTACAGGTATTCGCACACCGAACGCTCCCATGTCGATGGCATCTGCGGCTACGCAGAAACTAATGACGGCAAAATCTACGCAGTGATTGTTGTGCAGTCTATAAATGGTATGTTTGTAGCTGCGCGGAACATTCACATGACGGACAACAAATCTTTTTTGTTTGGAGAAAACACATACGGGACAGAATGGCGATTCTGGAATCACATTCCGTCCGAAGAAGATATGAAGGAGGCAAAATGGTATGGCAAAGTCGCTTGAGGAACGGGTTCTTGCTTTCGACAAAGAGATGAAGAAGCAAGATGGGTACAAGGTGCGATACGTTGAGGGCGCAACGGTTATTATTACGAACTACATGGTCACTTTTCTGCGCGGCAAGACAGATAATCTGATCAACAATCTCCCCTGCCCTCAGTGGACAGAACCCAAGCAGCTAATTTCCCGCCGCAAAGCGGAAGATAATGAATACTTGATTGCGCTTCGGAACATCACGCAGAAGAAAATCAAACAGGCGTCCGACGCGCGATCTGATATTTGCTGCATGGGTGATTTGATTCCAGATAACTGTACCTTTAATGGTTTTTCTTCATTTGATGCTGCGATGCGCCGTTCTATTGCAGTGACCCAAAATTCTTTTTGCCAGAAAATTTTCCTGATTTCTGTTGTCCGCCTTTTCCCTGATGCGTACTTCACCTGCAAAGGTTTGCGTGAGCTTATTTACTGGGCGGATGAAAGCACTGGCTCTGATGGATTTATCTGTCCGTATTTTATGCACAGAGGAGGCGCCGACTAATGGATGAGTTCTTTGGTTTTTACCCGGCTGCTATCTATGAGATGGAAGATGCTCGTGTCAGTCAGACATTCACGCCGCTTGCACATTTTGCGCTGTTCACATATCAAGATGAGCACGGCAATTGGCGAGGTGAAAAGTACACTTTGTGGGACTTTACCCTTTACGATGGCGTTCGAGCGTGTGCGTTTCATTCGGACGAGTCGTGGAAAAAGATTCCAAAAGGGGTTGTTGAATCCTATCGTGACTACGATAAGTTGTACGGAAAACGCAAGCAGTTTTGTCAAGAAGAGTACGATGCGTTCAATACGTTTGTGAAAGCACAGCACGAACAGAACGCTTCTGAATCAGAAACCCTGATGGCGTGTATGAAGCGTGGTTGGCTCATCCCAAAGCGTGACGCAGAGGTGAGAGTTGATGTTGAAGTAAACAAGACTTCTTATCGGCTTGTGCGTTCTGTTCCGCAGTGGAACATGGGGATTGGCGGCTCCTCTGTTTGCGAGCGGAAGGTATTCAAGACGCGTGAAGAGGCGCTTGTTGAAGCGCGGTACATGATTGCGTGCCGTATCAAGGAAAAGGAGTGTCTTTTCCAGTGTGATATTGCCGTGGATACATTATCAATGCTCGATAGGATTCCTGCGGAGTACCATGATGAAGTCGCATTCCTTCTGAACGCGTGGACATTCCGTCCGGGCTATTCCCTGCGCTACTATAACGGCACTTTGTTTTACCATGACGGTTGGTTTAAGTCTCCGCAAATCATTTGGCAAATGCCCAAGAAAGTTGAGGAATAAGCACATGAATAAAGCACGTCGCATTAGCATCACGAAAATCGCCGACAGTCTGCAAGCCCTAAAGTCCGATGTCGAAAGCATCCAGTCCGAAGAACAAGACGCCTACGACAATCTCCCCGAATCTATCCAAGATGGCGAGCGCGGCGACCGTATGCAGGAAGCCATTGGCAATCTGGATGATGCCTTAACCCTGATTGACGAGGCTGTTACATCGCTTATGCAGGCGGCAGAGTAAGGAGGCACACATATGGACATGATTTCCCGTCTTGAAACTGATGAAGCAAGGAAGAATTTTTATCCAACGCCTCCTGCGCTGATTGAAAAGCTGCTGGATGGCATCGACTGGGATACAGTTGGATGTGCGCTTGAACCATCCGCTGGCAAGGGTGATATTGCGCTTGCCGTAGCCCGCAAAATGTATAGAGACTCCTATATAGGGCGGCAAAATCCAGAAAATGTTGAGCGGTTGATGAGGGTGGTTGATTTTGACTGCATCGAAATCGACCCGTACCTTCGTCATCAGCTTGAAGAACGCGGATTTCGCGTCGTTCATGACGATTTTCTCAACTACTGGACTTACAAGCGCTACAATTTTATTGTTATGAACCCTCCTTTTGATCAAGGAGCGGCGCATCTGCTTCATGCGATTGAGTTGATGCAGAATGGCGGCGAAATTCGCTGCTTACTGAACGCCGAAACCATCCGCAACCCCTATACCAACGAGCGAAAGCGTCTGCTGGACACACTTCATAAAGGCGGCGCAAAAATTCAGTTTCTTTCCGGCGAATTTGAGGATGCGGAGCGAAAAACCAGCGTCGAAGTGGCACTTGTGGCGCTGTCTATCCCAAAAGTGCAAAAAGATTCGACGATTTTCGATGAGATGAAGGCTTCCGAAGTTCAGCGCCCGACTGCTGTTCCTGAAGGCGCAACAGAAACAGAAGTTGCTCGCTATCATGTCGTCGATGAGATGGCAAACCGCTGCCAGTACGAGATTTCCTGCGGCATTAAGCTCATCGAAGAGTATCAGGCGCTTGTCCCTCATATAAAGAAAGGCGCTGATGAATATTCGTTCCCGATTTTGGAGATGACCATATATGAAAAAGACGATTTGTCCATCAATGACTATATCCGCGAAGCCCGTAGAAAGTATTGGCGGATGCTCTTTCACAATCCCGTCTTCTGCAATGGTTTGACCAGCAATTTGCTGAAGGAATTGTGGAACGACATTGATCGCTTCGCTGATTACGATTTCTCTGCCTACAATATCTTCACGCTGATGCAGAAAATGGTGCAGAAAATCGGTAGAGGCGTGACTGATACCATCATCGACCTGTTTGATAAATGGACGGCGCGTACATGGAATGAGGACAGCCCGAACCGCCACTATTACGACGGTTGGAAGACCAATGACTGCTTTGCTGTTGGCAAGAAGGTAATTATTCCCTTCTTCCGAGCCTACGATGCGTGGTCGAAGGAGTTCCGAGCCTATAATGTGGAGAGCCTTTTTACGGACATTGAAAAGGTGTTCGACTATTTGGACGGCGGACGCACCGAAAATTGCAATGCGGCGCTTCGCTTTAAGGAGGCTGAGTACACGCAGAACACACGCAACATCGACACAAAATACTTCACTGTCACCTTCTACAAGAAGGGAACTGCGCATCTCGTCTTTAAGGATGAGAAATTATTGGAAAAGTTTAACATCTTCGCCGCGCAGCACAAGAACTGGCTGCCTCCGACCTACGGCAAGAAGACTTATGCTGATATGGATGCAGAGGAACGTGCCGTGATTGACAGTTTCCAAGGGCGTGAAGCCTATGAGCAAGTCATGGCACACGCCGACTTCTACCTGACGTCCGAGCCGAAAATGCAGAACCTTCTGCTGGCTTGACAATACATATAAAGGAGCGAAATCAATGGCTAACAACGAGCATCTGGTCGTCCCTCACGACACAAAGTACGGCATCATCCGCACCACGACCATCACCGGTAGGACGTGGTACATTGTCGCGGACATCATTCGCGGCATGAAAATCAGCAACCCGACTGTGTGTATGTACAAAGTAAGCGCCGAAAACAAGCGCAACGTTCCCCTCTTCACGAATCAGCGTTACTATCCCATGAACGTCGTCAATAAAGCTGGCGTTATGGAGATGCTGACAAACCTGAAGTCGAAAGACGCAGACTTCAACCGTTTCCTGTCGGAAGAATTTCTTCCTGAGGTTGACCCTGATGAACCCGAAGAAGAACAGTCACCCTTTGTCCCACCTGAAAACGCATCTATTGGCGCCGAAAATGTGGAAGATTTTCCCGACAATGAGGGGGTGGCAAATTTGCCGTCTGCCGCCGAGCGAATTTTCACGAACCCGGAGTTCGGGAACGTGCGAACCATCGTTGAGGATGACAAGGTTCTGTTCTGTGGTTCGGATGTAGCAAGGGCGTTGGGATACGACCGCCCAGTTGAAGCAGTCCGGTATCACTGCAAGAATGGCACCCTAATAAAGGATACGGAAAATTCTCGTACCCTTAATAAGGGCGGAATTCAGACCATGTTATACATCCCAGAAGGCGATGTGTACCGTCTGATTGTGTCAAGCAAGCTGCCGGGCGCAGAAAAGTTTGAGCGTTGGGTGTTTGATGAGGTTCTGCCCTCGATCCGCAAGCATGGTGTCTACGCGGTGGAAGAAGTGCTGAATGACCCCGACATGCTCATTGGTGCGCTGACCGCACTCAAAGAGGAGCGTGCCAAAGCGAAGGCGCTGGCGGAGCAGAACGCGGTGCTTCTCCCGAAGGCACAGCATTACGACAAGATTTACGACAACAAGACTCTGATTAACGTCACATCTATCTCGAAGGAGTACGGCATGTCGGCGAAGGATTTCAATGACATGCTCCATGAACTTGGTATCCAGTGGTGGAACGGCGGCAAAACCGAACCGGCTTGCTACGAACTCTATGCGAAGTACCAGAACAAAGGGTACGCTTTCAAGAAGACGACTATTGTTGGAGACGGCAGCACCATCTCGAACACTTTGAAGTGGACACAGAAAGGGCGCAAATTTCTGTACGACTTCTTAAAGGAGCGCGGCATTTATACCCTCCTTGACCGTGGTATCCAGCCAGATTCCAAATGAGGAAATATTGAACAAATGTTCGCATTCCTCTTGACATTTGAGGAATCTCTTGCTATAATACAGGCAACCAAGAACGAAAAGGTTTGCGGTTGCAATTGGACAAAAACATCCGAGTAAGAAAGGAAGATTCTATGCAGCAGGTCGCGGAACTGTACACCACAATGAGTAGAGATTTTGAACAATTTCTGTTCGCTCACGATGTTTTCTTTGTTCGCTCTTACCGGACTGCTGATGGTGCAACTGCGTGGCAGTATGAGAACACGCCGTACCTTCAGGGTATCTTGAAGGAATGGCAGGAAATCTTAGAGCGGCGCAGACTTCGCCAGAAAATCTGTGGACGCGCCCGCCCTTATCATAAGGCGGCAAAATAAAATACATAGAAAGGGTGACTCACATGACCACAATTATCACAGCCACCACCCTGCTGAAGCAAATTCGGCACTATCCGATGGTTGATTTCTATTTGGAGTCGAGAAGATTCGATGTGACGGAGAACACAAACTTTCTCTGTAAGCAGCGGCTGAGTACATTCTTCGACGACCTTACGTCGAATTACGGTGTCATTGTTAATGCTGACCTGATTGAGCGTTTGAATGGGGAGGTTTTGCAAACGTGGTACAACACGTTTATGCAAGACAAGAAGCCATCGACCGCAAACAATTACGTCGCGTTTATCAATCCCTTCTTGCGCTGGGCATATGCAATCGGCTATATCGCGGTTGACCTTTCGCATCTGCTTCACACAGCAAAAGTACCGACAGCGGAAGCACTCCCGGAATGGGAACGCCCGAAAGAGAAACTGTTGTCTCATAGCGAGGTGACAGGGCTTCTGGAAGAGGCGGGAGAAACAGGGTTCAAGGAGCGTAATCAGGCGATTGTTGCCTTGTTTGTTTACTCCGGCATCCGTGTCGAGGAACTTTGCTCGTTGACGATTGGCTGTGTGCGGCGTAAGCAGGTCGGTCTAATCCATTGTCGAAGAAAGGGCGGCGCATGGAAGGACGTTGAGGTGGCAAGCGCGTTTTATCCGTATCTGGAAGAGTATTTGAAAACTCGCCGTGATGCGGATGATTATGAAGCACCGCTGTTTGCCTCCAAAAGCGGACGACCGATGACGAGAAGCGCTGTATATGCCATGCTTCGTCCTTTGCAGGATAAACTGGGCTGCTGCACAGGCTCGCATGTTCTTCGTCACACATATGTTTCCGAAGTTGAAAAGATTGGCGGTGTAGCCGTGGCGCGTGACCTTGCGAATCATAAGTCCATTCGCATTACAAACCGCTACGACCACTCCAGTTTGGAGGAACGTCGGGCGTGTGTGGAAGCGATTGACTGGTGTCCAGTCAAAGCATTGAATCCGTAACAACTCCTATATAGAGGCGGCTGAAAGGATAGAATCTTTCAGTCGTCTTTTGTTTTGTCTAAAAAGCGCGGCTGACAACTGCAAATTTATTTCCAAACAGGCGGGAATAGTGCCACTTCAATCGCACTTAAAAGATGTACGCTGATAATTTAAGGAGGGATGCCCTATGTTTCGATAGGTGTCTATAAGTGAGGTGCTGTTTGGTGGGTAAAATTACAAAACAGTCTACCGCTAACCACGATGAATGGGCGGAATTAAGAAGTCATTATATCGGTGGATCTGATGCAGCGGCTGTTGTCGGTCTGAATGACTACACTTCCCCTTACTGCTTGTGGGCAGAGAAGACTGGGAAAGTACCGGGGTTTGCTGGCAATCTGGCAACAGAAGTCGGAACTTATTTGGAGGATTTTGTTGCAAAGAAGTTTGCGCAGGAGACTGGCAAGAAGGTGCGCAACGACCAGCAGTCCTACTTTAATTCCGACTATCCGTGGGCGATTGCTAATATCGACCGGGCGATCGTTGGCGAAAACGCAGGATAGGAAATTAAAACCACCAACGAACTGAACCTCAAGAAGTTTAAGAACGGTGAATATCCGGCGAATTACTACTGCCAGATGGTTCACTACATGGCAGTCACAGGGAAGGAACGCTGGTATCTTGCCGTGCTGATTGGCAATCACGACTTCCGAATCTTCACGCTCGAACGTGATGAGGATGAAATCAAGGCACTGATGGACGCGGAAAAAGAATTTTGGTCTTACGTCGAAACCAAACAGCCGCCGCCTATTGATGGCTTGAAATCCACAACAGATACAATTGCCGCCATCTATACAGGCACATCCGACGCGGATGCTGACTTGTCCAATGTTTCCTCTGCCCTTGATACCTACATATCTTTGGGACAGAGAATCAAGGAACTGGAAACCCTGCGCGACGAAGCGGCAAATCGTATCAAACTCACAATGGCAAGCGCAGAGCGAGGCGAATCGGCAAACTACTATGTAACGTGGCGACCGCAGACGCGCAAGAGCTTTGACGTCAAAGCCTTTGTGAAGGACAACCCACACATCGACCTCTCCCAATACTATAAGGAGAGCAGTTTTAGAACCTTTAAGGTTGCAGAAAGAAAGGATGATATGTAATGGAAGCAAAGATCCAGAATCAGTAGGCGAAGAAAGCCCCCGAAAAGATGACAATGCAGGCGTACATTGAGAAGATGGCCCCGGAGATCAAGAAGGCGTAGCCCTCCGTCATTACGCCGGAACGATTTACCCGAATTGTTCTCTCTGCGATTTCTGTCAATCCGAAACTTGCAGACTGTACACCTCGCAGTTTCCTTGCGGCAATGATGACCAGCGCTCAGTTGGGTATGGAAGTTAATACGCCGCTCGGTCAGGCGTATGTCCTCCCCTATCTTAATAAAAACGTTCTGGAAGCGCAGTTTCAACTGGGCTACAAGGGATTGATTGACCTCGCTTACCGCTCCGGAGAAGTCGAATCCATACAGGCACATGTCGTGTATGCGAATGACACGTTTGAATGTGAATATGGTCTCAACCCGAAGCTCACTCATAAACCCGCCGAAAAAGACCGGGGCGAACCTGTTAAGGTTTATGCTGTGTTTAAGACCAAAAGCGGTGGCTTCGGTTTTGAAGTCATGAGTATGGATGATGTACGCAAGCACGCTGCAAAGTACAGCAAGGCTTACAGCAGCAGCTTTTCTCCGTGGAAGTCTGACTTCGAGGGAATGGCGAAAAAGACTGTTCTGAAGCGTGTTCTGAAGTACGCGCCGCTGAAGACAGAATTTGTCCGCGCTGTTGTGCAGGATGACAGCATCAAGGAAGATATTTCCGACGAAATGTACGCTGTCCCTGCGACTGTTATCGAAATGGATGGCGACGTCGTAGATGAAAATGAGAACCAGCAGGAGGAAAAGAAATCGTGAATAGCATCACCGTTGTTGGACGGCTGACCGCAGACCCTGAGCTTAAAAATGTCAATGGCTATGCGTGCCTGTCGTTTAGTATCGCCGAACGCTCTGTGTCGAAGAACGCAGATGGCGAGTATATGACTAACTTTTTTGACGTAACTGCATGGCGCAGCCTTGCCGAACGAGCGTCTGCATGGTTCCATAAGGGAGACAAGGTGTGCGTGTCTGGCCCTGTTACTATTCGACACTACGTTAAGAAGGACAAGACGGACGGCGTATCCGTGCAGATCCGCGCAGATAACATTGAAGGTATGATGCCTCGTCGTGATAATGCGAACTCTGCTTCCAACGGACAGGCGTATAGTAATGCCGCGCCGCAGTGTGCCGCCGCCTCTTCTCCGCAGAGCAACGGTTTTACTCAGGTCGCAAATGATGATTTGCCCTTCTAATTTCTGTCACCTGTCACACTAATTCACCGACATTGATTGCAGTCGTCACACACACTATCACCGCAGTCATCTGCGACACGCTATCGCCTTCACCGACTGCTCCATAAGGAGCGTTTAAGATGGAGGATCAGTTAATCCGCAGCATCGAAATCAGGATTAAAAACTGTGCAAGGAACTTTTACAACGGTCACTGCAAGATGATTTCTTCTCGCGTGTCCGTCGAGGATTTAGAGCAGGAGTGCTACATCTATTGCATCGAGAAGTTTCGAAAGAGCAGGTGCAGCGTAGAGGATTTCCGCGTAAAAGGCATTGAACTAAAAGGGGTTATGTGTTCTTATACGCAAAGTCAGTTGGCAGTGAGAGTTCCGCAAAGGCGTGACCGTTATACGCAGATGATGCAGAAGTATGGTAATGCTTTTGACGTCGAACCTGCAATTGCGATGGTAGCGGCAGAGGACGACTCTGCATATGGCAGGGTCTTAAATGACGTTAATGTCGCGCGATTCGCTACGCTGTTAGACGACAAAGATAAACTCGCGGTTGAGACAATCGTTGGTGGCGGAGACTGGAAATCCGTGGAATCTGCCTGTGGATTCTCAAAGTCTGGTGTTTATCGCGCGAAAAATCGCATTGGGAAAGCGTTTACCAAGTACATGCAAGGTTCTGCCTGATATGCAGAAGCAACAGCCGAATACAGCCACTTGTGTTCGGCTCCATTCTTTATAAGACCAGCTACGAAAAGTCAATGGGTTAATCAGTGATGATAGCCGGGACACAAGGAGGTAAAATGTCAGAAGCAGTCAAAGCCGAACTTGTTAAGCTCGGCGTGCAGCTTGAGAACTTATTGGAAATCATTGCAAGGAGGAAAAACGTATGAAAAAGACGGTTCGCGCGGTCAGCTTGCTTGCGGTTATCGTACTGGCGTTGCTGACGCTGACGGGTTGTTCTGGTACACCCACCGTGGGCGGTACGAAAGCGGACGTTCAGGCTCAGATAGCGGTGGCAAATTCCCTGACGGATAACCAGCCTACACCAACGGACATCAGCTACTCGTTGGAGCGGTATAACCTGATTCGGCGTGCTTACTGGGTTAATGGTCAGCGCGAAAAGGCAAACGCGCTCATGTGTGCGGTTGAAAAACCGCTGGGCTATATCGTGCTCTTTGCCGGGAATACTGTTGTCGGCAATTTCGTGGTAGACGGAAAGGTAACGAGCCTGAATAGCTTCTTGTCCCCGGACAGTGAATACTACGAGTATTTAGGCGGCGACTTCCGGGCGTATAACAAGTGGCTGGCTGACGTGGATGGCAGCTATGGTGAGAATGATGACGGCATTTTCTTCTTCACCCCGGATGGAAAATATATAGAATGGACGGGCGAGTACCTTTACTCCGACATTCCCTTCATCGTTGATAGCCCGGTTGTTCGGTACGAAGGAGGCGTGGCGGATGAATAAGGTCATTGTTGGTTTGCTGTGTCTGTTGATGGTTGTTCTGCTATTCTGCACGGTTTTCTTCTCCTGCTTCCCTGCCGGACGCGCCATGTGGAACTCATGGTTTTTTGCCGTCCAAAAGGCTGATGATGCGACGGCGTATAGCACTCGTAAGCAGGTTGAGGATACATGCCGCGCAATGATGACAAGTTACGCAAGTGACAGCCTGATTTACCAGCAGTACAAAGACAGCGAAAATGAAGAAAAGCTGTCATGGGCTGAACAGGCGAAGATGCGTGCCAATAAAACGGCGGCAAGCTATAACGAATATGTGCTAAAGAACTCTTTTGTTTGGAATGGTAACATTCCAACAGACATCAGAACATCGCTCCCGTATTTGGACTAAGGAGGGAGTGGCGATGGCGGTAAACAACGAGTCTGAAATCATCACTTTTGCTGATAAATACCTTTCACCGTATAAAATACGAGAGAAGCCGCTTGGTCGAGAAATTGTTCCAGAATTGTGCCCTTTTTGTCACGGCGGAGAACATGGCGACAAAAACACCTTCGCGCTATCAATTGACAAGGGCTGCTATGTCTGTATGCGCGGCTCTTGTCGAGCACATGGTACGCTTCCGATGCTTGCGGAGAAGTTTGGGACTGCAATGGCTGCTGTAAAGCATTCATCGCGCAACTCTGGACAAGGAAAGGACTTTTCATTTCCAAAAGTAGAGATACTTCCTGCAACAGACGAGATTTATCGCTACTTTGAGCGGCGAAAAATCAGTCGCGAGACGGTTGATGCGTTTAAGGTTGGCGCTGACAGCAAAGGAAACATTGTTTTTCCGTTTTTTGAAGGCGGAATCAATGTTTTCGTGAAATTCCGCCCTCCTTACAAGCCGAACCCGCAGGAAACAAAACGTCCAAAGGAATGGCGTGAGCCAAACACAAAAGCGGTTCTCTTTCATATGGACGATTGCGTGTTTAGCGAGCCGCTTTACATCACAGAGGGGCTGATTGATGCCATGAGCCTCTATGAAGCGGGTATCAGCAACGTTGTATCCGTTCCGAGCGGCTGTGAAGATACGACATGGATTGAAAATTGCTACGATTGGCTTGAACGCTTCAAAACCATCGTCCTTTTTGGCGATAATGACGCGCCGGGGCAAAAAATGGTGCATGAAGTGTCACGCAGACTTGATGAAAGCCGCTGTAAAATCGTCAGCAATTATCCAACACGCCCAGATGGGAAGGTTTGCAAGGATGCGAACGAAATTCTGTACTTTTACGGCGCTTTGGAAGTCATAGCGTCGGCAGAAACGGCAGAAGAAATCCCTATTAAGGGGGTAATTAACCTCGCAAAAGTTTCTCCTGTCGATACAACGGCAATTCCTCGAATCAAGACGATGATTCCCGCACTGGATGACTGTATTGGGGGTCTTGCTCCCGGAGAAATAACCATTATGACTGGTAAAACAGGTCATGGTAAGTCAACATTGGCAGGGTTGATCTTGCTGAATGCCATCGAGCAAGGGAAAAGCGTCTGTGCGTACTCCGGGGAGTTAAATAAGGAACGTTTTCAGAACTGGATTCATTTTCAGGCAGCAGGAAGCGACTATATTGGGCTAAAATTTGACCCGGTTAAAGGAAAAGAAGTGCCATTCGTTCCGTGGGAGGTGCATCAGCGTATTCGTCAATGGTATGACGGTAAATTTTTCCTCTATGATAACAAAGAGTTCTTCGATACATCTCAAGCGGATGCCATCATCAATGTGTTTACGGGCGTTGCAAGGCGATATGGGTGTTCTCTGTTCCTGATTGATAACATGATGACTTCTGTCTCCGATTCCGAGGAAGAATTTCGAGCGCAAGGCAAGTTTATTAACGCGGTGAAGAGGTTTGCGGAACGTTTTAATGTCCACGTTATCCTGATTGCTCATCCTCGCAAGACAAAAGCGGGAGAACAGCTTAGAGGGGATGACATTGCGGGCAATTCACAGATTTTGAACCTCGCTGATAACGGAATTTCTTCAGAACGTCCGAATTTGCGAGTGCTAAAGAACCGCGAAGAAGGCGTCTTGAAGGTAATCGAGTGCGCTTATTGCGCAGATAGCCGCAGAATCTATCAAGTAGATGCTGGCGACAACAACGAATTTAGCTGGGACAAAACAGGTATCGAAAAACCTGCCGTCCTCGCCTGCTCTCGTCCTGAATACGGGGTGAAGTACGCAGAAACAACCATGCCGTTCTAATAAGGAGGCGCGAAAAAGTTGAAATATATTTGCCCGATTTGTGGGTCTGCCGCTCGACCGCATATGCTGCTTGATGGAGTTGCTTTTTATTGCAGCAATTATTCAAAATGCGGCGCTGCCGTTTCTTTTGAAGGAAAGAAATACGAAGAGCAACCAATGCTTGCAATGCAGAAATTTGGCGCACGATTTGGTGTATCGGACAAACCATATAGGTCTTATGCTCAGCAGGGGGACGACTACATTCTTGAAGCGCAGAAAGTGGTGAATGCTGATGATGCTTGATGGTGTAATGCTTGCTCTGTTTATCGGGGCGCTTATCATGATGATTGCGCTTGCTGACAACAATAACCGCTGGCCTATGATTTAACAGGAGGAATTGTTATGAAGTATACCATGAAGGATTTTGTCGAGAAAAACATCTCTGTTCGTCTGAAGAAAGAAAATGCAGAATCTTTTTTAATGGCATGTGGCAAAAATGGAATTTCATGGCATTATGGAGGCTCTGCAATTTGCGGTATACATATCATAGCAGATGCAGTGACCCGTTTGATAGAGCCTGCGGTTTTCTTTATTCGGAGCGAGAATGCCATCAACTGGGATGATGTGCGTTATTGCGTAAAAAAAGGACTACTCATTGCGGACTTTGAAGACATTGATTTAGGTGAAGCTGTTCCATCTTCTCCGTATCACGTTACCATTGACTGCGACGGTAAGACAACAACTGCGCGGATGATTATCAATGGCAAAGAAGTCAAATGCGCAACCGCACGGTGCAATCCAGCAGACAAGTTCGACTTCAAGGTCGGTGCAAAAGTCGCTTTCAATCGACTGTTTTCCAGAGAGCCAAAGGCAAATGATTCTGATAAGTTCCGCATCGGAGATAGAGTCGTTTGTGACTATGTTGTGAGCAATCCCCTTGTCTACAACAAGCATGGCAAAATTCTCAAACGAAATAATGACTTTGCTCTATTTAATTATGCCGTGGAATTTGATGATGACATTTGGGGTCATGATGCGGGAGGTAGAGGTTAAGCAGGGCATTGCTGGAACATCAATGAAGACAGACTACGGCACGAGTGAATAAAGAGGTGGAAATAATGAGTGCGAATATTTTCGAACTGAAGTCAAAACTGAAACCGTGTCCGTTCTGCGGGCGCAAGGCAAAAACGTACTGCACCCCGGAGTTGGAGTGTCGCGACGGAGAAAAAGTCATCGGGGTTTTGTCGAAAGTATTCAGTGTTTTTTGCGTGTGCACGCAAGCAGATGTGCAAGCGGAAACGGCGGAAAAAGCGGCGGAAAAGTGGAATCGCCGTGTGCCGGGATGGTTTTCCGTGGATAAGGTGCTTCCGCTGAATAGAAAGCACGTCATCGGATTTGATGCAGAGGGCAGGTGGGTCTATCCATGGTTGTATTTTCACTCAGACACAAAGGAGTTTCTTGACGAACTGGACGACGACAAGCTCGTGAAAATCACGCACTGGATGCCATTCCCGGAAGCGCCGTGGGAGGAAAGCGACAATGAGTAACGAGAAGTTCCCTGTGTTTTGTCCGTATTGTGGGGCGAAGATGCTACTAAAAAACGAAATCTTTAACTTGCAAGCAACGAACGGGAATCGCGCGCGGTACTGGTACAGATGTCGCAACGAAGGGTGCGAATGCGATAGCCCAACACGAGAAACAGCAGAAGAAGCATACAAAGCGGCAATGAAGCGACGGCAAGAGCCAAATCGGGTGCTGACGCTGGATGAGGTGTTGGAAATTGCGAACGAAAATAATGTTCGGTACAACCACGTTTGCTGGCTTGAACGGAACAGCAATTATCCAATTTGGCCGGGATGTATAGATACCCTTGAGGATGGTTATTTAACATTTAATGAGGTTGGGAGTGAAGAGTTTGATCGGTACACCGCAAAAGAGTACGGTATAGAATGGCGTTGCTGGCTGCGGATGCCGACGAAGGAAGAGCGTGAAGCCGTGGAGTGGTTGCCGGAGAAGAAGGATGGTGACGACGATGAATAAAGGGATGAGCCCTGTGATTTGTCCCTACTGTAGAGCGATAATGCAAAGCGTTGTTCGTCCATCAACGCGATTTGGCGACGGCATATTTGGAGCAGTGTTTGTATGCTCAAATTGTGGAGCGCAAACACCGCCTGTGTGGAGTACCGACAAGGAAGGAGCAGAATGGCAAGCATGGGATGCTGCGATGAAGACTGTACCAGAAGAGTATGACAGGAAAAGAAACCAAGTTCTGACGTGGGACGATCTGACGCTTTTTAATAGCATCGGGCAAGCTATCCCTTGCGAAATCAGAGGCGAATTGCACGAAATTGCATGGATGGCGAACGTCTTAGTCCCTGCCGAAGAAGTGATAAAAGACGAGGAAACGCTTCGTCTATGCAGGGCGAGAAAGAAGCCGGACGTGATGGGCATTAAGCATAATCGCCCGAATCAGAAAACCTACGGAATCACATGGCGGGGCTGGCTATATCCGCCAACGGTGCAGGAAATGGAAAGCGAACCGTGGAGAGGACAGGTAGGATGGACGCGATGAGCGGGAAGACACGCCGTGGGAGGACGAAGGAAGATGAATGAGTACAAAAACCGTGTGCTGTCCCTTGCAGAACTTGCGGTAAGCGCAGGAACGCTCGTATGGATTGAAGATAACAACGGGGACGACGAGCCGTGCGTACATGCGCGAATGGTAACGTACTGGGAAAGTAAAAGCCACCGCATATATTTCGACGGCGGACGCACATGGTACGCCGATTACACCTACGGCGAGACGTGGCGCTGCTGGTTGCGTAAGCCGACACCAGAAGAAATGGCGAATACGCCGTGGGAGGAAAAGGAATGAGCAGAAAAACAAAGATAGATTGGGCAGACAGCACATGGAATCCTATAACTGGTTGCCGGCACAGCTGCGAATACTGCTATGCGCGAAAGATTGCGGAGAGGTTCGGCGGCGTGTATTACGAGGACGAGCTGCCAAACCGCTGGGGTGAATATGAGTGCGAACGCCTACACGCAGATGGAGACTTACATGAGCTTGATTATCCGCTCAAGAATTACGGAAATAACAAAATAGCCCCGTATCCCTTTGAGTTCGACCCCACCTTCTACCGCTACAAGCTGGATGAGCCGCAGCGCTGGAAAAAGTCACGCACCATCTTTGTGTGCAGTATGGCAGACCTGTTCGGCGACTGGGTTCCAGATGAATGGATTGCGGAAGTATTCATGGCGTGCGAAGCCGCGCCGCAGCATCGTTATCTGTTCCTGACAAAAAATCCAGTCAGACTGTGCAAAATGGCAAGCGCCTATAAAGTAAAGCGCTGGAATGAAACGCATGGATGGCAGACACATCCGCAGACGGCAGAATACGCGCATACGCTCGCCCTTCCAAACCATGAGAACTGGTGGTTTGGAAGCACGCTGGACAACAAAAATGCCAGAAGATTCCAAGGAGATAACCATTTTCACACGTTTACGAGCATTGAGCCGCTAACCGAGGACATGGACGTTGGGCTTGGTTCTTTCGGCTCGGACGAATGGGTAATCATCGGCGCAGAAACGGGCAATCGAAAAGGCAAGATTACGCCAAAACGTAAATGGGTTGAAAATATTGTCGAAGCCGCACAGCTTACTGGCATGAAGGTGTTCATGAAAGAGAGCCTTCGAGAACTTATGGGAAACGAGTTTCGGCAGGAAATGCCGTGGGAGGAAAAGCAAAAATGAAAAAGTACGAACTGACGGGCGAAACAAAAGAAATCGGCGGTGTAACGCTGCATCGCATCCGTGCGCTGGTTGATATTCCGGGAAACGACGTGAAGGCTGGTGACTTGGGCGGATGGATTGAGGCGGAGAGAAATCTGTCTCAGAAAGGCGCAGCGTGGGTCGCTGACGAGGCGCGTGTGATGGGCGAGGCGTTGGTGATGGATTCGGCGTTGGTGATGGATTCGGCGCGCGTGACGGGAAAGGCGCGCGTGATGGATTCGGCGCGTGTGATGGGCACGGCGTTGGTGATGGGTTCTGCGTGGGTGACGGGTTCGGC